TTCTCCCAGTCGGAGCCGCCAGGATTCTTCACCGTCTCCAGCAAGGTGACCGTTACGCTCTTAGGGTTGACCTTCACGACCTTGCCCTTGCCCTTGAACCCATCCCAGTACACGTCGATGGTGTCGCCGCGTTTGATGTCGCGGAGCCACTTCTCCAACTCGTCGGAGGTCATGGACTTCGATGCCTGCTTGCCCCCACCATCTTCCTCGTCATCCTTGATGGCATTGAACATCACCATGAAGTCAGCCGTGGACATGCCCTCCATGCGCTTCTTGGTCTCGGGCTTGCAGTGCTTTAGGAACTCAGCCTTGAGCCACGCTGGACCCTTCATCTGGCCCTTCGCCTTATCCATCTTGTGCCGGAACTTCTTGGTGTCGTCTGCGTCCTCTTCATGGAGCTTGAGCTTCTCCATGACCCCATGAACCTTAGGGTGCGGGTGCGCTGGGTGGAGAGGGTGTCGATTCCCGGCATGGGCGGCGTGCGAGTGAGCGCGGTTGTGGGCATCTTGCTCAGAGACCTTCATGTTTTTGAACATGTGCATACCCTTGTTGCGGTCGCCTCCGCCGATGCTCCGAAAGCGGGAATCAACACACTTATCGTGATGCTCCTGGAACCCATCGGACTGGCCGTGGTTTCCCTGGTGGTCATGCACCTCGTAGGCGGCGTTCTTGGCGTCTTTGTGGTGGTCATACGACTCACCGTGGGCCTTCGCCACGTTCAGGTGTGCCTTGTGCAGAGGGGAGCCTTTAGGGTGCTGCGCCGCATCGTGGTTGTGGGCGTAAGATTCCATCAGCGTCTTGCGACCCTTCGTTTCGAGATTGTCGGCGTGCTGCATGGATTGCTTACGTCCGTGCCCTGGTGGGTGCGGGCTGTCGTGGTAAGCCTCCCAAGCGCCCTTGGACATCGCACCGCCCTTGGCACTGCTGTCTTTGTGCCGCTGGACATACTGTTTGTAAGTGCCTTTGCTACTCATCGTCGTCTCCCAGGAGCAGACCGCCGAATACCAAACCAGCGAGTTGCTCGCTGTCCGGGGTCTCGTCGAAGTTGATGTTGGTCATGTTCTCGTTGCCGAGGCTGTATTCCTCAGAGTTCCAGTTGGCCGTAAACAGCGACGCAGTGACCTCAGCATCTGAGGCGTTGTACTGTCGCAGCGCGAGACGCTGGTACTCCTTGGGGTCCTCAACAGGAGGACGGTCAACCAGGATCTTGTTGTACTTCTGGCAGACCTCTTCTCCACTCGGCAGCGTACTGGCGAACTTGCAGGTCCCACATCGAGGCATACACAGCGCGAACTTCAAGGCGTTGGCCCTGTGGACGTTCGCGCCCTTGTCGCACCCGTTGGTCCCAGTAGGTGAAGAGTAGGCTTCAGTGTCTGTGTAGACATGCCCAGAGAGGCCCTCGTGCGTGCCACGAAGGTCACCCATCAGACTCTTGGCGGCCTTCAGCAGTCGATTCGAGAAGCGGGCACTCAGGATCAGGTCCAGGTCAGTGCCAGCGAGGCCCTCAGACATCTGCTGGCGTGCCCAACGGATGAGGCTCCTGAACTCCTTGGCTTTGATGCCGGAGGTCTTCGAGGCTTCCAGGATACGAAGGTCATGGGCACTACGCTTGACGACCTTCTTGGTTGCCACTGCCCGAGTGAACTCAGGACCGTCGTACTGTTTCGCAACTGTGTCCCCAGTTACGGCGAGCTGTCCGGCCTGGCGTGCCATCTCCGCAGGTGAGATCCCGGATTCCAGGATCCTGGCCGCTTGGCCAGTTGTAATAAGACCGCGTTCAACCAGGTCAGTGATCTGCCTCTCAGCCCGGATGAGCTGAGAGGCCAGAACGTCACCGCTTGATGTTGACGATTTATGCGTAGAACGGTGCTCTGACGCGCCCACACCTGTTCCGGCGTAGGTCTCCGTTCTTGCCTTACCGAGTTCCTGGGTCACCGCATCAAGAATGCTCTTGTTGGAATCCCCAGAAAGGAGCAAACCCCTCCCAAACTCTGCACTGACTCGCCCCTTCTCAACCAACGTGTTGACATACATTGCAACACGTTGGGTTAGGACATCTCGCTGACCAGGGTGCGAGAACACCTCTCGAACGGTCTGGTGTTCAGCGAAAGCCTGTTCGGCTTTAGTCAGACTCATGGTCTCTGCCTGGTGGGTCGGCAACGAAGCCGTGCGATCCTTGCGACCAGACGAGGGACCCTTGATAAATGCTTGCTTGAGGACCTCACGAGGGTCCCCACTACCGAGCTTCACACCCGAAGCGACAAGGCGGGGCTTGTACATCTCCAGTGCCCGCTTCCACGGAACCTCCTGGACCACCTTCTTGCCAAGGTAGTTCTCCCGAGCCGCCATCTTGCTGCCCTTGGCAGCCACGATGAACGCTGCGGTCCTGCAACGCCGCTTGATGGTCTTGTCCCACTTGCCGTTGATCATGCCGGGGAAAGCGGCTGCCCGGATGAACACACGCCCTGCCAGCCCGTGCTCTTCAGCAACGAATCGGCCTGCGGTGTCCTTACCAAGCTCAGAGAGCACATCCCGCAAGGGCTCCCCATAGGAGCTACGCCTCATGGCACGGCAAACGGCAGCCTTCCGCCAGTCCACGTCCTTGTCAGTGCCAGGGAGGAGGGATGTCTTCCCTGGGTCTCGGACGCTGTTCTGGTAGTCCACGATCTCCTTGTCCCGATTCGGAACAAGGGAGACGCCATCTGTGCGACGATTTACACCCCAGGCTTCCGTGAGTTCCTCGATGCCCTTGTCCACTGGGTTCACAGGCAGACGGTCTTCGTCCTGACTCATGGTGGGGTCAAGCCAGTCGATGTCTGCGAGGTTGCCTGCATTACGGAGGTCTTCCTCCGAAGCCATGTTCGACATGCCCCACGGGTTCGCCATCATGTCACTCAAAGGAGCCTTGACCTGAACGACGCCAGCCTCGTGGTCCTCATCTGGGTCAGGCACCAAACCATCAGGGAGGTCCGAGAGACCATAGGCTTCAGGTAGACGCGCTGCGTCCTCAACCCCATCGCCGTAATCCATATCGAAATCGAACCCATCGAGTCCGTAGTTCCAACCATTCGTTGGGACAAAGCCCCCATCTGGGAGATTGGAATCAGAGACCAGGTCGGCCTTCTTCTTCTTGCTCATCGTCCCCTCCTAATATGTCTGCGAGCCACCCTTTTGGTGGAAGCGGTCTTGGCGTGTCCGGGCTCTTTCTCCCACTTTTCTTCCATCTCGTCAGCAGCCTCTTCTGGGTTCTCGCGGATCTCATCCACGTCATCCATGATGTCGGCGACATCATCACGAGTCCGACTGTTGGAACTCTCGTCGCCTGCCAGGGCTGCCCAATGGGGAGCGTTGATCTCGTCATAGATGGTGTCGGACAGAGCCGAGAGGGCCTCGGACACGTTCATGTACTGGCGACGCATGTCAGTGATGCGCTGGATGTAGCCCTTACCACCCAGGTTCCCGTCAGGGGAGATGATGGCAGACTTGAGCTTGGTGAAGTCGTGGTAAGCGCCTTGGGCGTGACCCAGACTCATGAGGGTCGCCCGCAGGCACTTGGCGAGCGGCTTGAGCTTCGCTGGATCAAACTCGAACCCGTTGATGATTTCACGTTCGCTTGGACCCTGTTGAGCCCACCCGAAGTTCTTCTCATCTCCACCACGGTCCTTGATGAAGCGGACCTCGCCCGCTGTCTTGGACATGGGGGTCCCCAATGCCCGCTGGGCAACTCTTTTGGGGTCAGGTTGTCGTTCACTCATAGTTACCTCGTCTACCTTCTTCAGTGGTATAGACAACCCACCGTCCTACGGCTCCAATGGGCCTTGGGTGTCGTCAAACAGCCGTTCAATGATCCAGGACTCTCCGTCTTCCTTCATGGACCACATGTCTTTGGTGCTCTTGTGGACAAGCTCCCCGGACTTATCATCCCCAGTCACCTGCATGAACTCCGTGAGGTCTCCAAGGCTGGACACGCGCATACGCGCCACGCGCAGATGACGCCTATCAATGGTCATGAGGCGCTCGTCATCCCACTTCACGAAGACCATGTCTCCCATCGAAGTGGAATCCCCTACTGGGGTCCGAACAGTGACCACCGTGCCCAAGATCCCAGGCGGCGGCGGGTCTGGATACGTCAGCACTGAGCCGATGTTGGTCTCGAAGCTCACCCGAGTTCCTTCCGAAACCGGAGTAAGCAAAGCCAGGTTCCAACGGCCCTTATCAGTAAGGGTCCGCATGGACGTGTCCTGCGCCTCCTTCAAGTGCTCGTCGATAGCTGTCGTTGTGGTGTTGACATACCCGTTGGTTAGGTCGTTCCAAAAATCACTCATTACACACCCCTCGTCACGGACCAAAAGACCGTAGTGGTTTGGGCTCCAGTCAGGTCAATGTCGAACCCAGAGACTTGTTTACTGCTGATACCAGCCGGAGCGCCTGCCGGGGGATACTCCACCGATACGACATAGCTGGTGTCCGGCTGCTCGACTTCGAATGCCACGGTTGCTGAGGTGGCAGCCGTGAAGTCCACCGACCCAGTGAGTACAGGTTCCGACAAGGTTCCTGCACCTGCTGCAACCCCACGGGAACAACCCACGAGTGAAGCGGCAGTTGAGTTATTGAGATCCAAGTCCCCGATATTGCAGGAGTTTATGCTCAAAGTCCGATCCCCGGAGATGGTAACATCTCCGACGGATCCGCAGTTCGAGAGGGTCAAAGATCCTACGGTCAGCAGGGTTGCCTGAACATCGCCGACCTCTCCGGCCCCAGAGACCACGAACTTTGAAGTCGCATCAAACGGAGTATCTCCGCCGTGCTTATCGTTATCCATCTGAAGCAGCGGTAGGCGAGACTGTCCGTGAAGCTGAACACTCGCGCAGTCGGTAACCCTCACAGATGTGGTGGCCTGGCCTTCTCCCCAGTCGCCGCCTTGGGCAATCAGGTAGTTGATGGAGTCGGCTTTTAGGGCGTAGCCTCCGGCACCCAGGGACACCAGGTCGCAATCAACGACTCGCCCTCGGGTTCCCAGAACCTCGGAACCCACCCCTCCAGTAATCTGGATACAGGCTTTGGTGCCCTCCTGGACTTCCACTCGGAACCCACGAATCTCGAAACTCTCCGGGGTCGTACTCACGGCTGCCGTTACGGTCAGCACATCTCCAGTCGTCGCCGTAAGCACTGGGCGGCCAAGGCCAACAAGAACCACGCCGTCCTTCTCAACCGTCAGGGTCTCGGTGTAGACCCCAGGGAGCACCAGCACCAAGTAAGGGTTTGTGGGGCTGGCGTCCGCCGGAACGGCGTCCAAGGCGTCCTGGACTGCGGTGTACGCAGCACCAGCACCAGCCTTCCCAACCACCAGAACCTGAGTGACAGAGCCGAGCCCTGCCAGCTCAGTTAGGGTGGCCCCGCTCGACAGCACTGCATCAACGAACAACAGACTCCCGTCATCATCACGGGTGATAGTCAGGGTGTCGCCTGAACCAGGCTCAATCTGAAGGGCATCTATTTGGAAAGGGGCTTGAGCCACGGAGTCCTCCTATACGAACACGTCAAAGCCGATGCTACCCGTGTAGGTGGAACCAACCTCGACCGTGAACCCGGCAGTTGTCTTGTTGACCACCCGGATAGGAATGAAGTCCCCTTGGCTAAGAACCACCCGGTAGGTAGCTGTCTCCATCGAGGTGTCGAACTCAACCGCCTTCGAAGTTTCAGTGTCAAAGTCCAGGGTGCCATTGACGGCTCCAGATGCAGCCATGATTGTCTCCAGTTCAGCAATCGCCGTGTTGATGTCCCCAGTCACCGTACCGGGCAGGATGCCGTTCGCATCCACGAGGTGACCATTAGGTGTGCGGATGTCCCGAACAGAGAAGGCCCCGGATAGGTCTTGAATCACAGTGAAGTAGTAGTCATCCCCATACGTCGAGTACGACTTGTAGTGCATCTCTGTCTTGACTCTCTCCAGCGACATATTCTCCCCTACCAGATGCCTGTGGTCTCGTAACCACGAACCGTAAGCCACTCATCGAGGGCCACGAGATCGCCGTGGTTAGAGGACCAGATTGTCAGGGAGCCCGCGAGTTCCCCCTCATCAATACCCAAGTCGCTGATAGGCTCCACACCACGAAGGTATGCTTTGCCATCGCGAAAGGAGCGAAGGAGGTTGGCCAGTTTACGGGTGGGCTTAGACGGACCCATCTCATGAACCGTAAGGCGATATTCCGGCGTAGCTGCTTCACGCAACCACCGGGAAGCCACCTTCTTGGCCATCACGACCCTCTTCTTACAAGGCTTATCCATCCGAGTTTACAATCCTCCATGCTCCTCTCAGGACCATTCCCCTAAAGAGAGAGATAGGAAAGGAACCGAATACCCACACTGCTCAATCCACCGTGAAAATGGGCTTGTCTTCCCTTGGAATACGGCGAATCTCACGGAGGATGGATAGGTTCTCGGAGATGGTCTGGAAGAGTTCCGCGTAGGGAACCATCGTAGGAACCGCCGCCAAACGGTCGATAGTCCTGATAAACCTGTGCCGGACGAAACCCTGGGAGACCCCCAGCCTCTTGGCCACAGAGCTTTGACAGGTAGTCTCGTACATCAGACACATCACATCTACATCTACGGGGTCCGCCAGGAACCCCGCCAGGTCCTTGCGGAGCGTGTCCGTTTCAACCTCTGGCATCTCCAGGAGGAACCGGATTCGAGCGGTCGCTCGCTGGAGGCGATAGCAAACAGTGGGTTGGGACACCTTGAAGATTTGAGCGATGTCGGTCTGCTTCATGTGCCTGAAAAAGTACAACTCGACGAAGTCAGCCTCCCGAGGGGGCAGCTTTGAGAGCACCTTCTCAACCTCAGCTATCTGCTCCAGGTCCTCTTCGGTGGGCTCAGTGAAGATGCTGTCCATGTAGGCCAGCGAATCCTCTGTGGAGAAGCGAGTCTCGATGTCAACTGGGTCCACCATGTAGCCATACCATGCCATTCAAACCCCCCCATCAAACGGCGAGGATTGCCACCGAGTGCTTATAGTCCATCTATTCAGACACACACTTCATCCGCTTCTACCTCAAGGAACACTTGAGGTATTTTAGTTATGACGGCCAATGACCGCATCTCTATCTTGAGGATTGCGTAGTCCTTCTCCAGGTCAAGAACTCGACCCTCCAGACCCCGATAGGTGCCGTCTGTGATGGATACGCAGGCCCCTATCGCAACATCGCCGATAATGAGGGTCCTGAGCTGATCCTGCATACGCTGGATCTCATGTTGAGGAAGGGTGTGTGGAACTCGAATCCCTGAAGGCGAGGCACTGGACATGACCGACTTGACATCGGGCTTGTGCTCAAGACTGAAGTATTCCGTCTCATTGAGCCCCGCTGAGACGAAAGCGTAGCCCTCCATGAGGTGAATCGTAACCGTTCTGCCACCTTTCTTGTAGGTGGCAGCGGGGACGAATACCTCAACGTCTTCGGATCTTAGTTGACGGCGAATAGCGTGAGCAAGGGAGCCGTCTTCCGACTTCTGCTCCCCTGAACGCGACAGTTCAAGAATCACCCATGTTGTCTTGTCCCTTTGGTCCATTCTCCCCCCTCAGTTCCAGCAGACGCTGAGAAACGAGGTCAGAGAAAGCACTTGGGGATAGACGATCCAGGCTCCTGACTGTTGTTGCTGTTGCTGTTCTATCTGCCTCACTACACCCAACCTTCGACTTGTTCACCCCTCGGGGATCAAGGTAAGAACCAGACACCACTACGGGTGATGTTTGGAACTCCACTGGCTTGTAGATCCTACCGTCGGAGTCACCCTTCTTTGTGGGGCCTACGCGGGGGGTTTGAACTTGAGGAACAGCCGTAATCGTCGAGATCGGTTGAAGAACTTCTTGAGTGGAGGTCGCCACGTCACATAGAAAGGTCGCGTTACTGACTCGACCTGGACGCGCCGCAAATCGACGGGCTATGCCCACCAGCAGCGTCCCAAGGACGGAAACCTGTTGTACCTGCTCTGTGTTCCACCAAGAGGGAATCTTAGTAGCGCCCAGTCCAATCGAGTACAACGTCATCGCGGCCTTGGACACACGCTCGTAGAGCACAGCAGGGCTGTGAATCTTGAGAAGCTCTGTGGCAAAGCTGTTGGAACCCACAGGGTCCCCTGAGGCTATGGAGGCCAGCATCTGCATAACAACCGTAGAGGTGTCCAAGCGGAGATAGCAGAGCACATTCTCTTGGGTCACCCCACCCAGCATCGAGACACCCTCCACAGTCTTCAAGGCATCTCGAATGTGTGCTTCGCTGTACTCCGCAATCAGTTCAAGCGCGTCGTAGTCGTAAGTAAGCCCTTCCTGCTCGCAAACGTAATCGAGCCTGTCAGCGATTTCGCTCGCAGGTGCGTGTCGGATGATGAACGCGGGGGCACAACGGCTGACAACAGTAGACCGCATCTTCTCTGGCTCAGTCGTACAGAAGATGCAGACGAGACGCTTCTCCAAGCTCCCTGGAATGTTGTCTTCCATCGGCTTGAGGAGAGCATCCAGGGCGTCGCGACTGAGTTGGTGAGCCTCATCAAACAAGTAGATCCTCCGCTTGCCGGAGAACGAACTGTATTGAATCTGCTCAATGATCCGCCTGATGTGCTCCTTGCCGCTGTTGGTAGCAGCGTCCACTTCAATGAAGTCAACAGAGGAGCCGGAGTTCAGGACAGCCAGACAAGAGGGGCACTGGTCACAGGGCGCACCGTGGGAGGTCTTGTCGCATAAAAGAGCACGGGAGAGGATTCTCCCAAGGGTCGTCTTGCCGGAACCGAAGGGGCCACAGAACAGGTACGACTGATGGAACCCAGCCCCGGAATGGACGAACTCACGAAGGATGCGAATGGTAGCTTCTTGGCCAAGGACCTCCTCAAAGCGGGTTGGTCGGTATTTGGTGTCAAGTGCCATGCAGTTCTCCTCTCACTCTTCTACGGTGAGAGGACCCCCCAAGAACCCTCAGTTTTCAACAGCTTCAGCAAGATTGGAGCCGAACATCTCCAAAACATCCCCTCGCTCTTCATCTCCAGGGCGCGGTCGCCAGTCGCCGTGGCGGTCCAACTCGTCCCAGAAAAATGCGACATCGGGAGTCCGAATGAAGCAACGCATGTTGCCTGTGTTGGGGTTCTCCTCGACTCCGCAGGTGCAGAGAAGGTGGTCCACCAGGGCAAGCTGCTGTTTGCTTGTCAGGTCGCCCCACTCGTCAGCGGCAATCTCCAGGATGAACTTGTAGTCCGTCTCACCCAGAACCCCGATCATCGCGGGGGCCTTCTTCGAGTTCCCCAGCACGACCTTGCCGCCCTTCTTGGCGGCCTTCTCTCGGAACACCACAGCGATCTCATCCTCGACGAGGACGAGGTCCGGGTGGTGGGCCAAAAGAGTGGTCAACATCTTCGGGATTCCGCTATCTTTATCAGCTTTCCAATAGTCAACTGCCATGTCTTCATCTCCTTAGATTAGTATGCTCCGAAGGCCCGCATGAGCCCCCGATCTCCTTTACTCAACCAAATCTCACCAGGGTCTTTCCCAATGTAGGTACATCGAGTGACATGGAGACCTGCGCGTTCCATGTGGTCAACGGCCCCGAACCGACGCCGTCCTCCGTCCTGGTATCCAACTGCTGCCCTTCGCCCAGTCTCATCGTTGTCATAGGCGATGATCACACCGCCCTTGCAGAACCTACGAAGATGCTCGACCTGTACTTGATTGATGCCCGCTCGAAGGGTGGCAATAACGACATCCTGAGCAGACGCAACCCTCATGATGGCCACCAAGTCGAAAAAGCCTTCTACGATCCAGGCTCGGCCCTGGCCCCAGAGCGCCTCCATCGGGTTCGTGGTGGTGACCCAATGAGGAGCCCACTTCGTCCCAGGAACCCGATACCCTGTGAGGTCCTTCTCCAGGGACCTCGCCTCTATGCCGAGAATCTCACCTCGGGGAGAAAACAAAGGCAGCACTACACGGTCGGCGATCTTCTCGCCCTTTGGTCCGCAACGGCCCCAGAAGCTCTGGTCTGGTGCGGGGGTGTCTGGAGGAACCCACATCCCAACATCAAGGCGCTCTCGGACCTCCGAGGTGACGCCCCTCTTCTCAAGGTAATCCAACACACGCCCCTCAGGAGCCTGGACACCGGATGCCAACCACTCAGCCATCCGCATGACGAACCGCCACGGCGAGACCCCGACTGGGGTTATGAACAACTGAGAGGTAAGAGCCGTTGGGGATGTCAGCCACGAAGCCGAGATAGTCACGGTTCTTGGGAACCACCACAGCCATGTTCTCAGGAACCCAAGGTGTTGGGGTGATGGTCACCCCAACCTGCAAACCGAAGGGCAACCCAGCCGGGCTGGCAAGGACCTCGATGTCATTGATGTCGTAATAGCGGAGATGGTCGATAGCGTCAGTTAGACCCGACTCAGTGAAATCATGGACGTTGCCCCACTTGTTCTTCCTGCCACACAAGGAGACCTCTTGGATGATGTCCAGAAAGAGATTTTCACGACCCTCGGTGCGAAAGGCTGCTCGCACGCGACCGTTACGGGACTTGGTCAGCCAGATGAACTTGCTCTTCCCGGCAGCGGTCACCAGATAGGGGGATAGGTCCTTGTTGACCTGGAACTCCATCACGAGAGGGGCCTTGCCTTTGAAGGCTTTCGGCCCAACAGGCATCACGGCCAGCAGCTCATCCATTGAAGATCCCCTGGACCCAGACTCTGAAACGGGACCACAAGGACTCTCGGACCAGCGGGACCATCTCAGCCTTGGCCTCAGCCATCTGCTCTTCCAACTGAATCTGCTCCACCTCAGGGAGGATCTCATCGTCTGGGATGACGGTCTCCAGGGAAGGGTGGTCACCCAAGGCCCACAGGAGCGCCGCAATGTCGGGGAAGTGGAACGCGACCTCTCCTTGGTTGGCGGACTGGAGAAACCCGTCGAAGTCCCGTCGGATGTCACCTGCATCCCTGGCGGGGTCGAACTCTGGACAGGTTGAAGCCCGGTTCTTGCCACCGAAGCAGTCGTCGCAGACGCCCCTGGGGCCTCCGCCTGGCTTGACCCCATACATACACACGCCCACACGAGGCGAGTCCGGCTTGTTCCCTTGGCCCAGCTTGGCGTTGTAGACACAGTTCTCGGGCTTGCGCGAAAGACCTGTGCGAAGTGCCTTCTTCAGGTGCCGGAACCGCACCTGGACCAGCTTCTTCTCGATGTCTTTCTCCGATTTCACTCTCTACTCCCTTAGTTTTGTCCCCGTGGACCATACCCATTGGTCACTTGATGAAGGTGGCCTTCATGCCGCCCTTGCTGACCTTCGCGTTGCTCTGCCTGGTGTTGAAGAACCCCTCAAGCTCGGGCTCCTTCTTCATCAACAGACGGGCATAGTACGGCGTATAGTTGTTGTTCAGCTTGAAGTCATCTTCAGTGGTTTCCAAAGCCCGATGCCAACGAAGCACATTGAACAGACCCCAGATGGAATACCTCTCACGGCCAGTGCGACGCATCTTCAACGCAAGACCCCGAAGCTGCGTGTAGACGAGGGGGTTAGCCTCGTGGAAGTCTTGGAACTTCTCAGCCAAGGGGTCGGAAGGCGCAGGAGGGGGCGGTTGCCCAAACCCCAACATATCAAGCAGTCCCTCAGCCACGATTCATACTCCAGGCAATGCGCTCAGACGCCTCTCTGGATACTCCTTCCTTGGAGACCCACTTGGCCTGCTCGTTGTCCCAATGGACCTCAGAGATATTCCCTGCGGTGTCCGTCACGACGATCTTGTATCGAGCCCCACCGTCTTCAAGATTCTGATCGGTGAACAATCGACTCAACTCGGTTCCTAAAACGACTGCTTCTTGCATCTGATGCTCCTCAGGCGGCTCAGTTGTGAGTCACTTCATCGAATCTGGCTCCATTGGCTGTCCGACGGATGCGGTATGCTTTGTGAGCCGCATCTACGAGAGCCGTGTTGTGTGTCACCAGCAGGATGTCAGCACCCAGCCGTTCACACAGGAGCCTCAAGAACTTACCCATCGAGTCCACATAGTTGGAATCGAAGGCAGGCAAGGTTTCGTCCAGCAACAAAAGAGGTCGCAGGCCACGCCGCAGAACGACCGTGAGCCTTAGCAAGATCGACTGGACCGTCGTGACCGCCCCACCGAACGCATCGTTGGTAGCGCCCTCGGTGATGGTGCCATCTTCTTGGACCTGCTGAGTAATGAGGTCCACGTTGACCTTACCGGACTTGACCGAGACCTCGGACCTAACCGAAATCTCCTGGTCATTGAAGACTGCACTCAGACCCTCCGTAAGGAGACTCTCCACAGCCTTCACCCCTTCCCCTACCTCGGCATCAATGAGTTGCCGAAACAGCTCACAGACGAGGTCACAGAGGGCCTGCTCGTTGTCCAGAGCGGCGATCTCCACCTTGGTCGCAGCGATGCGATCCTCCAAGGCGGAACGACGCCCGACCGCCTGGTCGAGAGTCGAACGCACAGCGGACAAATCAGGTACGGGATGCAAAGCCTCAATCATGGGGTAGCCGCCGTTACGGGACGCAAGTAGGACAAAACCGTGACCCGCTTATAGCCCGGATCGGTCTCTTCCGAAACCAGCATCCAACCGCCCTTGTTCATCGTCTTACAACGCATCTCGACCTTATCAAGGTGACACAGGTTGAGCAGCCGAAGGAGGTGGTCCTGGCTCACGAAGAAGCCGTAAGCCTCCTCTGTGGGAACCTCGGGAGACAAGTCTGCATCAACAGGCTGAACAAGCGTCTTGCCCGACGTGGACGACATCGAGAAGACTACCTCCCCATCACCGCTCCGCTCGATGCCCAAACGGTTATCGTCCCAAGACGCACCGGAGGCGAGAAACCGGATGGCCGTAGCGACTTCATCCGTAGGCATCTGCCATGCCTCGTGGAAGTCTTCCTCGTCAATCCGAAGCTCGGGGAAGGCGTCCTTGGGTCGAGCCTCACCGAAGACCGCACCGCTGGCGTGGACAAAGAACTGAGCCTTGTCGCATTCCATGATGGCCACCTCAGTGGAGTCCAACTGCGAAAGGAAGCTCATTGCGGATGAGATGTCCTTGCCGTGAATCCTAATCTTGGAGTTCTCCAGACCAGGGACCTCTACGAAGGTGGCTCCTGTCGTGTCAGTCGCGTAGATACGCCCCTCTCGGGCTTCCACGACACAGAGGTGAGGCATCTGATGCTCCTCACCACACACGAAGGCGCGAGAGTGCTGGAGTGCCCCGTGCAGATGGTCTGCCCGGACCTTTCCTGTCTCGGAGGTCGAAGCGAGCAGCTTGTCCCACCAGGGGAAGGTCGTGGGGTCCAGACTCTGAAAGATGTTCTTCCCACGAGGAGCCATTGCCACAACCTCCATCGAATCCTTCAGATGGAGTTGGATTTCAACCTCGTTGGACAAGGTCTTCAACCACAAGTCGAGACGCTTGGCTTCGACTGTAAAGGGTGCCCCAGAGGTAACCGTGGCACCCTCAAGAGGGGCACTGGCAAACGTCTTACCGGAGAAGCCGTGAACCGAGACGACATCGTCTATCTCTCGGAAGACGTAGTGAGAGGTGATGTCTCCGCCGGAGCCGGAAACGCAGGATCGGACGAAGTTCAAACTCGTCCTTAGGTCTTCAATCGCAATCGAAACATTCATGTTGTATATCTCCTTGATGGGCTAAGCCTCGAAGGGGCCGAGGGACTCTTGTACATTGGTTAGGCTGGTTTCCAGAACGGCAACTGCCGTGTCGTACTTCGACCGGAGTTGATCCACTGCCTCGTCAATGTGGGCCGGATCTATATCCCGACTCCGGCACTGTTCCTCGACAGATTCCAGGTTGGATTGGGCTTCCTGCAAGCGTCCCTTGAGCCGCTCGATCTGGGAAGCCAAGGCATCCCGCTTCTTCACCGCGCCTTGCAAGCGCGTAGTTATCTCAGTTGTCTTTGGCATGTGGGTCCTCCGTCATTATCTCTTGTACGGCGGGAGAGGCGGGGAGCGACCCCCCAAACCCCAAATCCACTGCCCCTTCTGTTCCTTCGGGGATGACATCGGGCTTTTTCCGCCTACGACCACGGGCGTTCTCCGCTCTCTGGGCTTGGCGTGCGTCACAGCAGCTCTCGTAGTCACAGAGCTTGCACATCTTAGGCACTGGGGTGGGTTCGAACTTCTTCTTCCACAACCCCTTACCTGCCTCCTTGGCCCGCTGGGCCAGACCCTTGATGTCCTCCTCCGTGAAAGGGACATCGACCACACCTGTCCAGGTCTCTGCGTCGTAGCCTTCCGGGGGCTGCTCCCAGGGGAACCGCATGTAGATGAACCCCAGCTTGTCGGGCATCTTGTGATACGCCAGGTAGAAGCACAGAGCGTAGAACCTGAGTTGGTCCGGGTCGGTGTACTTGCCAGCGTACTTCGAGTTCTTGAAGTCGTAGATAGCCGTACCTGAATCGGTACGACGGATGATGAGGTCGGCGCGGCCTCCGATGGGGTTCCACTTATCAACGTGGGTTCTCAGGTCCACTTCCGACCTGGCATACTCCCCAAGGAGCTTGTTGTGCTTCATCGTGCGGAGGTAGTCGAGAACACCGTCGAGACAGATGGTGAGCATCTCCTCCCGGCTGGTCTCGTTCCAGTCAATGTGCCTGTACGGCTTGGCAAGCTCCGACTCGAACGTGAGCTTGGTTAGCTCAATGAGTCGTTCCCGCAGGGTGGAGGGGTCACGCCACAGTTCATCGTTGTACAGGTGCTCCAAGGTGTCACCAATGACAATGCCCATGACCAGATGGTGCTCGGACTTGCGTTGGGGTACGGGCTTAGACTTCCCCACCCCACCGCCGCAATCAATGCCAGGGTAGCCGCGCTTCCACAGACACTGCTGTGGGCACTGCTCATAGAGTTTCAAGGTGCTCCAATACAGAGGCTTCTGGCTCATGGGTCCTCCCGTTCAACGGGAGATACTACCCCGCTCACGCTTGCTCCAAATACGAGAGCGCCCGTTCGCGAACTATGTCAGGGACTTCCGAAGCCCGAACCACATCGTCGAGGCTCTGCCCCTCCTGGTCGAGATTCAAGGTCTTGGAGAGAGAAGCTACGAAACTCTCCATGACTGTCTCGCGCATCTCGGCCTTCTGGCGACCATCGAGGTCGAAAATGTCTTCTACTTCAGGGAGTTCCAGGTCATGGCGAACAATCTCGATACCATCCGCTGAGAACCCAAGCTCCACAGCGCAGGGCTTGCGGTCCAGGTCGTCTTGGATCAAGGCCCCTCTGGACAGACTCCCTACGTTGACCACCCACTTACCGGGGGCGATCTCAGTGATGCCTTGGTCCTTGTGCCAGTGTCCGAACAACCAGACATCGACATCGGGGGCCAGCTTGAGGAGGTCCTCGTACTTCACGATGTCCTCGTTCTCGAACATCGTGCCGCCCCTGGGGCTGGCGAGTACATGGCAGGCTGCTACGAGGTAGGCTTCGTCGCCCTTGACGATCTTGAAGCGGTCCATGTCGTACTTGGTGCCGTGATAAGGGACGCCCACCACCCGCACATCATGCTTGCCGTTGAAGTCCCGCTTGAAGACGATCTCGTGCTCGTCGTGCAGACGTTTGAACACGCCCGTAGCGAATAAGACCCCCAACGGCTGCTGGGGAAGGTACTCGATGTCCCCGTACACGCAGTCATGGTTGCCCACGTTGGCGTAAACAGGACAAGGGTAGTCCGAATGGAGGTCCGCAACCTCCCGCACGAGGTTGTGAGAGTTACGGCCTGGGCTCTTGATGTCGAAGAAGTCGCCGCCATCAATGACAGCAGCAGCACCAATGTCCTTGGCGATCTCCCCAACCTGCCGGAGCTTGGCCAGGATGGACTCTCTCCAGTTGTCTGTGCGTGAGCGAGGGGTGTGGTCAGACAGATGTACGTCTGTTCTCCAGAGAAGTTTCATGGTGATGCCTCCGAATGATGATGGGCCTTGCCTGTGACAACCGATCCGCAAGTTGGGCACTGGCCCAACCCGTCCAGGATCTCAGCCGCTTGTCCGGCCACCTCCAAGTGTTCCGCCATCAAGGCACCCAGTTCTGTCTCCAAGTCTGTAAGGTTCTGACGAGTACGGGCGCACTCATCTCGTAGGGTCTCCTTGTCGGCAAGGTCTGTGGCCAAACCCTCTGCAAGGTGCTCCAGAGACGCGAAGTCCCCTGGTACGGTGTCAAGAGCCTCTGCGATACCCGCAGAGGCTTGTAGGGCCTCCTGGGCCTCTTGCAGAGCCTCTTGCAGCACCTCTGCTGCACGACATTCCTGGCCCAGCACACCAACAGTCTTGACCTCATCACGGGCCATGACTTCGATCACGTCCACCCCGTCCAGGGACTGGACGACAGCCTTTGCTTTCTTGAGACGGTCTCCCAAGTCTGACAGGCCGCGTATAGCACGCCCAATCTTCGAGGTTCTGTCTGCATCCTGTTCGAGCTTCTCGACCAAGGCACCCACCTCACCGAGCCCCTCGAAGGACTCCAGTTGAGTCAGGTCGGTCACAAGGTCCGCCTTGCGAACCTTGGCGGTGTTGTTCGCCGAACGCTTGTCAGACTCCGCCGCCTTCAAAGCTCGGTTGAGCTTGCCCACTCGCTCCACATCGGCCACAGCCTCGGCCAAAGCCGAACCCTGCTTATCGACCAGGAACACCTGGCCTGTGAACTGGGGAGCGATCTGGGGCCACACATCTCCAGCGGGACCTGCCTTGATGGGCCTCACGCCCAAGGCACTGACCTCATCGGGGATGGTCTTGCCTGGGTTGATGACCTTGCCCTCTATCTCATAAGTTGGCTTGCCCTTGCCCTTCTCCCAGGCAAATGACCCGTCCTCAAACTCGATTTCAACCCGGCATCTGTCTTCACCGTGTCGGACGAAGGCGGTGCCTGGGGTGTTCTGAAAGGCTCCCTTGATGGCTCTCATCAGAGCTGTCTTGCCGGAGTTGTTAGCCCCGGTGATGACCGTAAAGCCTTTGACCTCGATCTCAGCCTTCTTGATGGATTGAAAGTTCTCTACCGTGACCTTCATATTGGCCCTCCTGTTCCTTGGTACGGCGAGACACACCCTCACGCACCTCTATTGTTTAGAGGTCGAGACCTTCGAGGATGCTGGGCTCTTCTTCCTCTTCAACCTCCAAAGCCTGGGACGACTCCTTCATTGAAGCTGACAACCGAGGCTCGACCTGATTGAAAATCTCGGTGAACGAACCCTCTCGGTCACTGAGCATCTTACGGAAGCCACTCATCCCCTGGCCCTTGACGAGGGTCCCGTCACTGGCAGTCCATGAGTACCAAGCGCCGCCCTTCTTGACGATGTTGTAGGCGATGGCGATCTCAATGATCGTGCGTTCGTCATCAATGCCATAGTCACTCTTGAGATAGAAGTCCTGCTCGTGGCCAAAGGCACCGGAGACCTTGCACTTGTCGAGCTTGGCTCGAACCTTCGTGCCCGTGATCTGCTCGGTGCCCTTACCAGTAAGGTGGTTGAACACCTTCTCCTTCTCCTTGGAATAGACGCGCAGGCCCATCCGGGTACAGGAGTAGAACGTCCACGCCTTGCCGCCCTGAGCGTGTTGAGAGGGTCCCATAGAACGTCCGGTGCTGATCTTCGACCGGAGCTGTGAGATCCCCAGTATGGCAGTATTCGAACGCTTGGTAACCACCTTCAACTGAGGAAGGAACTTACTCCACATCGACGCAACCAGACCCACCCGACCTTGCTCACCCTTCTCCGAAGACTTGAACCAAACCTCCGGTACACCAGCGCCCACAGAGTCAACCACGATAAGGTCAACCCCAGACTTGGCCATCGCGAACATGATGTTGAAGCCTTCTTCAAGCGTGGAGGGCTGGAGCAGAACGAACTTGCTGGGGTCAGTGACAGGGACCCCCAGGATCTCAGCGTACCGAGGCTCCACTTCATTCTCGAAGTCGATGTAGGCGACGGTTCCGCCCAAAGCGCAAGTGCTGGCTGAGGCGGTGAGGGCCAAGGTGGTCTTCCCAGCACCGGGCTCACCATACAGATTCATGATCTTGCCACGAGGGATACCAGGACACGGCCTTACGCCGTAGTGGTTCGGGATGCCGCCAATGAGATAGTCAATCACCAGACTCCCGGTAGGGATATGAGGTGCCGCCTCCCTGAGAGTCTTCGTGTCCAGATGGGCAACAATGTCGTCCATCGGCAACGCCTTCTTCAAGCCCGCCATAGCGACATCGAGCTTGCTGTTGGACTTCGTGGCCTTCTTCGTGGCCTTCGTGGTCGTGGTCTTCTTAGCTGCCATTGGTCTCTCCCTGCTGAAGCTCTGACCACCGAAAGAACCTCTCGGACTCCCTAAACAGGATGCCCCTCCGCTCTGTCCGTCCGGCCTTCTTGCCTCGTTGATAAGTATGGATTGTCATGAACTGCTTCTTCTCTGGAACCGTGAGGTCTTCCTCGTCAATCAGCCCCTCGTAAAGCCGCCAGAAGCGAGCCGACACCCGAGCCACCAAGTAGGCATCCGCCTCGTTGTGGTTCCAGCGCCCTCCGCCTCCTGTGTCAGCCTTGGCCGCGTCACACATATCGGCCTTCCGCATCTTCCACCCCTTGGGGCGCTCAGCGATCAAGCGGGCGTGAACCTTGACCTGCATCGGAGAGAAGAACACAACGTCTGCGCCTTCCAACCTCAGGGCCTCGCAGGAGTACAGGAACAGCCCGTACATCCCCTCTGACCAAAGGTCATTGAACACCGGATACTCAATGCCGATCCGGTCAGGCTTGTGTGTTTGAATCAGGTCGCGAAGGCTGTCACGCATGTGGACATATCGGTCGATGAAGACCTGCTTGGAGGGTGTTTGGAAGCGGCCCCTCGCAGGGCAACGACCCTTCCCAACAAACTCATCATCATGCAGAGCCCAACCGAAGTTGGTCAGACTCGGGTCCAGTCCAAGTACAAGCAAGAGAGCCCCCTCGACGACACGAGTCAGCGAGGCCAATGACCTCGCTGACTCAGTCAATCAGTCGTCGAGAAGGTCAGAGAGCATGTCGTCCACGTCCCCAACAGAGCCGTTATCATCGACAGGAGTTGTCGTAGCACCACCCATCTTCTCGCGGATCTGGTCCAGGGTCATGTCACGGGCGATCTCACCCGTAATGTTGCCAACAAGGCCCTGCACGTCACTCATGAGGTCCGCGCCACGGCCCTGCATCTTCTTGGCGAACTTGCCTTCGACCACCTCACGGAACAGGTTGTCCGGGGCCGAGACGAAGCTCATCTTCTGGTACTGCGAGTCAGTACAGGTGATGATGAGATCGTTGGTGCCGAACGGGTGCTGAACGTGGTTGGGTTCGATCTGCTTGTACTTGTCCACGCCGAAGACCCAGGTCATCACCTGACCGCCGTCCCGCTTGAACAGGTCAGCATCGAGCTTACCGTTGGACAAGGTCGGCCAGACGATGACCGCCGTAGCGATAGCCGTGCGGCTTCCGTCCTTGCTGAAACGGGCGTACTCGGGACCCTTGTCGAAGATGTATCCCACACCGGGGATGTAGATGCGCTTGCCGCCCTTGAACTTGGGGGTCTCGGCTTCGAAGTTGGGCGTACCCTCTTCGACACCAGGCCACCAAGCAAAGCTGATGCGGTAACGCTGATTTGCTTCAGCCTTGAAGCGAGTAGAGCGACCCGTGAAGTTACGGTCTCCATCGCCGAAGCCAAAGTCTGAGGTCATATCGGACATGTTGTTCTCCTTTTGGGTGTTTCACCCGGTTTACGAGCGTGACGGAGTCGCTGGGGACAGTGTCTTGCTCATTACCTGTTACGGGGAGAGTACCCATGAGGCACCCCCAAAAAATCGTTAGGACCAATCTCCATCAATGAGAGCATCAAGATCGGCCCCAGATAGAGCCTCATTCGAAAGCCCAGATGCGTCCATCGCTATCTTCTCATTGGGGGAGGGCTCTTCTGGGATCTCGCCCAGCAAAGCGTCCAGCACGTCCTGAGCCTCATCAGACTCCGGGGCTGTCTTGCCGTTGGTAGGTTCAACTTCCTCGTCTGCCACCAACTCAAGGACGGGGGCCTTTGGCTCCTCAGCCACGGCTTCCTCCACGGCTTCCTCCAGATGGTCATCCATCACGGCGCTGACATCGTCGATGAGCACCTCAACGGCATTCTTGCCCTCTTTGGAATAGGCTTCGGCCTCCCTGGGAAGGCTGACCCTGAGTCCTGGTGGAGGGGCCGTGCCCCATGCACTCCCCAGAGCAATCTCCTCTTGAATCAGACGAACCTGATCCCTGAGTCTGCCCTGGGTGTCCTTCAAGTCGGTCTTCTTGGCCTTCAAGATCGAGATGGCGTTCTTGATCTCCTCCACGGCATCGGTAACGACACGCGCCCAGGCAAGCTCATCACGGAGCTTCGTATTGGCAATCGCCTCCCGGTCTCGAACTGACCTACCTGCCCGTACCTCCGGGTCAGACGCCAGAAGGTCCTGCATGAGCAACTCAAGCTCAGTCTCAGCGACCCTCTGTTTCCGCAGAATCTTGGCGCAGATGGTCGAGAGGTTGATCTCGATCTCCGTGCATCGGGAGACGAGGCGTTTGCACCCCGCCACCTTGGCGTTCAGACGCTTGGGTCCGAAACGGATGGGATCATCATCGAGATCCATCTGCATATCGGCCAACTCAGTGAACACCAGATCGATCTCCTGACGGAGACGAGTGGTGTCATAATCACCAATCAGAATAGTCATCTAAACCCCCATGATGTCCATGATCAAGCGTCCGAAGTTGCCCTTGATGCGCTTGACCTCGTCGTTGCGCTGACCCTGCTTCAAGTCGCCGCCAGCGTGGGCGTGCTCAATCGCACAGATGTCAGCCTGCATCTGGACCAGAGCAGCCGCCAACCGGGCCTCCTTGAGGCTCAGGGACCCGACAGGGATAGCACCTTCGCCACTGGCAGTCTCACCAACGAGATCCTCACCGGGGCCGGAGCCGTCGTCTTGAACGCTTTCATACTGGGCCGAGAAGCCCACGAAGTGGTCCCCACGAGGCGACTTCACGCTCCGAGTGGCAGTAACCTTGGTGATGCGGATGCCGTTCTTGATACGGTTCAGGATCTTCTTGACCTGCGCTGTATCCAACGTGCCTGCATCCTGCTCTTCGGCAGGTGGTTGTGACTCTGTATTCTTTCCCATGTTGTCCTCCGATTGAACGGGGTTGTCGTTCTCTTGGGTCTATACGGCGAGGAAGTCGAAGAGCGACCCCTTGGTTCACTCAGAAAGCTGCAACCGTGCCATCAGACCCGAGTTGCGTTTACCCTCAAAGTCATTGAACACAGCCCTTTGCAGAGCCGTAGACGTACCCACAAGGATTACCTTCTTCTTCGCCCGTGTGATGGCCGTGTAGAGAAGGTTCCGTTGAAGCTGGATAGAAAAGGAGTCCAGCAGAGGCATAACGATCACGTCGTACTCCTGGCCTTGACTCTTGTGAACGGTCTGCGCGTAGGCGAGGCGCAACAAGCGAACTGCGGTGACTGGCTTCATGGGGATGCGGCGCGACATAGCCCCGTGAATCTTCACCTCGATGCTCTTCTTGCTCAGGTTGATGGACGTGACCTTGCCCACGTCACCGTTGAACACCTCAAGGTCATAGTCGTTCTGCACAATCATCACACGGTCGCCCTCACGGACGTAGCCGGAAGCGATGCGAAGCTGGTTCGCGCTCCTGCCGCTTGGGTTGAACATCTCCCGCAGCTCTTCGTTCAAGTTCGTGACACCCACATCTCCCGCATGGCGCGGAGACAACACCTGGAAGTTCATCGAGTCATCGAAGAGTCTCTGGGAAACCCTCTTGACCAAAGTCAGGGCCTCGCGCTCCGTACCTGCCTTCACCAACCTGAAGTCTCCCTTGATGTCCGGGATCTCGCCTGCATGGATGGAGTGAGCAGCCGACACAATGTCGGAGGTCTCCTCTTGGCGGAAAATCTCACTGAGATGCACTGTGGGGAACATCTTGGAAGCCACAAGGTCCCTCAGCACATTGCCAGGACCTACTGATGGAAGCTGGGCCGCATCTCCCATGAACACGAGGTGTGAGGACTCATCGACCCCTTCCAGAATCCGGTAGAGCATGTCCAGGTCAACCATGCTGGACTCGTCAACCACCACGAAGCTCGCGGGGTGCTTGTTGTCATCCCCATAGGACCACTGTGACGCACCCCAGCTTTCCGCCTTGGAGCCGCCCTTCTTGATGCCCGTATAGTTCCCGGCCTTCTGTCGGGTGTCCTGGTCGGGCTTTCCGCCCAACCCTCGGTGAACGGTGAACGCGGAGATCCCGGTCACAGAAGCCATCCGCTTCGCTGCGATTCCTGTGGGGGCCATCAACAGGACCTGAGGGATGTCGTCCACATCCACGGCGTTGATCCCTGCCTCTTGAAGGGCACGGACGAGAACCCGCAGTGAGGTAGTCTTCCCAGTGCCAGGAAGCCCCGTGATGACACTCACAGGATTCATGAGAGCGTTCGCAACCCCTTGAGCTTGAGCCTCTGAGAGCCTCAAACCCAGGTCACTCGCCGTGATTTCCACCAGGGAAACCGCGTGTGTCTTCAGTTGCTTGCGGCTCTTTGGGTTCTTCACCTTCATCGCCTTAGAAAAGACAAGCTCCTTAGGGTCCACCTTCAGACGACGCAGCAGAGACTCCACGCATCGGGCCTCGCTCTTGTGGAGATCGGATGGGTAGACCAAGGTTCCCAGGTCCTCCAGAGTGCGTTCGAGACTCAACCGCTTCAGGTCCGCAGCATCCTTGAGGGCCAAGGCGATGTCCGAGTTGGTGGCCTCTGGCACCAATATCCGAGCCTGGCCAATCAACTCACCGAGTGTGTAGTAGGTGTGCCCAGACTTCCGACCGGAGCGCACAGCCTGCACACAGGCACCACGCAACCGCGCAGGAGAGGAGAAGCCTACTTGCAGTATGGTCGCCAAGCGGTCTCCCGCTTTGAAGTCGAAGCCAGGGATCTCCGTGAGAGCCCACGGATCTGAAGTCAGGATCTCAACGGAGTCTGTGCCCCACTTCGAGAAAATCTTGTTCACATCCCGAGACTCGAACCCCATCGCGCCCAGGGCGGGGATGGCCTCGAAGAACGCTCGAACTCGAATCCAGGCCCGAGAGATAGCCGCAGCGTCAAACTCTGAGAGCCCATCCAGGCCCGCCAGCTTTGCTTCATCTGCCAAGGTAGCAACCAACTCCGCACCCAACTCGCGCCGCAGCTTGCGAATCGTCAAGCTACCAATGCCTTGGTTGGCGAGCGCCTTACTCGCCGACTCTTCATTCCACACCCCGCGCATGACAGGCGCACAAGAGATGCGGAACTGACGGCCATACTTGGGGTCTTCAACCCACTGCCCCTCTGCCCCGAGCCAGTCCCCTTCTGAGGGAGGGCTGCCGATGACCGGGCCACGCATGGTGACGGTGTCACCTTCGTCGCCCGCTATCCTTAGGATGTAGAAGGGCTGAGACTCATCGGAGAAAACTACTGTATGTACGGTGCCTGACGCATACTCAAGCATCCCTGTCTCCACCCTTCTTGGCTTCATCAAGAATGGAGGACAATCCGCTCATGATTCCTTGGAGCTTGTTCAACCGCTGGGACAGGGCCTCGGGGTCAACATCCTGAAGGTCCATGTCCATCAGACTCTCCGTTAGTTCGACAGGCGGCTCTGTGAGGGTGATGACCAGTCGAGACTTGTGCCCCTCCAGGGGGTCAAACTCCAATCGGGTCAAACCAACATACCAGTCAGGCCCTTCACGCCGGAGGACGCCCTCCATGCGGAGATGGTACATCTTGTTGGGGTCGTGGTGGTGGCCGTAAGGGCACTGGCCCGTAGGCTCCCACATGCAGCACCCGGCACCCCAATGCTGAACATCCGGGGGATCGGGTGGGGTGTGGTGAAGGCTAACGAGGACCGCCTTATCCTTGAACCCTGCCAGACAAGCAGCCACAGAGCTTTCATGCCCCGGCACAAACAGCTCTCCCTGCTCTCGGTAGAACACGCCCTCCAAGATTTCAGCAATAGGTCCTATTTTTTCGTTCATCTCAACCTCAACTAAGGGGCACTGGAGTAAATACGGGAGGAAAGCTCCTGAGCGACCCCCTATGAGGTGCTTTTCTCCGGCCTCAACTCACACTTGTCCCCATCACAGAAGCGTTCGATCACCTCGTTCTGGGCGTTGGAAAGGTCCAACTCCTCAATACCACAAGACATCTCGTCGTACTGGTCCTTGGTAATAGTCTCATACGGAGCCTGGGCATAACCATGCGCCGACAAAGGCAACAACGAAACTGACTTCAACCGATCTTCAAAGACCTCAAGACAGGTCTTGATGCTGGAAGCCTCGCTCTCCTTGAAGGTCACAGTGATGGAGACCTGGTTGTCTGCCCACCATCGCTGGAGGTCTGCCGCATTAGCGAACTGCTCCCAAATGGTCACGTCATCCTTGCCCTTCGTGAAGTGCTCCTCGTGAATCGGGAAGGAGACCACCATCGTGCGAGGAGAATAGACATCCTTCTCCACGGGGTAGCCTGCACGCCTGCACGACTCAACCAGAGGTGAGCCCTCCTGAATCCGAATCCGTCGGATGTAATACTCCGAGTGGGGGTAATGGATACCAGGGGTAGCCCCACAGAGCAGGGACACCGTACCGGAGGGCTTCACGCTGGTCGTCTTCTTGGACGCGGGGACGCACAACCACTCAGAGTAGATAGTATCCAGATCCTGGATGAAGCCGTAACCCTCGTCACACCACCGTAGGTACTCACGCCGCCCGAGCTTGTTCATCGCCTGGACGATCCCACTCTGGGAACAACCGATGCGCTTGTTCCGCATCATCACGGCATTCGTCTTGGGGTCGTGGGTCGGAACGAGGGTGACGGTTTTTGCGTACAAATAGGCGAACTTGAGCGTGCGCTTGTAGTCCTCGATGTCCTCATGGTGCGCTGGGAAGGTCTCGACAAGACAGCACAGCTCGAACGACTCCAGACTCTGCTCTGAGCAGGGGTTGCTACCCATCACTCGCATGTCCTTATCGTTACGGGGGTCAACGAGCCTGCCGTACCCGCGCATCGTGTCCAAGTAGATAACACCGGGTTCACCGTTGGCAGCGATGCTGTCAGCCATCTGCGTGTAGTCCATCCCGATCTCACCGAACACGCTGTTGTTGCTGGCCCAACGATGAGTCCGAAGCGGATGCTCCTCGATCTTCTTCCTGAGGCGCTTGGCTTCCTTAGAGTCTTCTTTCCCCTTGGCCTCCAGGTTCCCAAGCTCCGCCCGCCACTTATTCAGTTTGGTGGGGTCCTTGAGAGCCAGGAACTTCGCATCGTCCGGGTCCCCGAACATGATCTCTGCTGTGCGCCGGACACCTCCGGCCACGACACAGCGGCCAATCATGTTGAAGATGTCTACGATGTGGGTTGAAGTGATCTTGTAAGGCTGGTCGCCTTTGGGCATCAGGAGCTTCGTTACAGAGCCCACCAGGTCCTTGAGGGGGCCGGGTCCAGAAGCTGTGCCTCCGAAGCCTTTGATGGGAGAGCCCGCAGGCCGAACCTGAGACCAGTCTATGACGCTGGGGTAGTAACCCTTGCCCACAAACGAGTTCAAGACTGTCCTCATCACCTCCACCCAACCCTCACGGGAATCCCCGACGATATAGGGTTCATCCGTGCGGCGAGGGGTTTGGATCTTGACCTTGTCTGCCCCCTTGCAGTCACCACCGACGCCAACACCCAACATGCTCATGTCCATGAGGAAGGTGAACGGTGCGGCGAAGTCGGTGTCGATGTCTTTGGTGGAGACGAAAGCGCAGTTGTTGAGACAGGCGGACCCCTTCGTGTAGACGAGGTCTGTGCCCATCGTCCAGAGACCACGACCGGGAGGCAACCACTTCATGTAGAACATACGCCCGTACATCTCCTCAGCGGACTTACGAGCCTTGGGCTCATCCCACGGAAGCGAGAACTTGCGACAGTGAATCTTCTGGATGTTGTAGACACCCTCAACGACTCGGCGACAAGTCTCCCACCAGTTCTCGGACGTGCCGTCCGGTTTGGTGCGGGCGTAGGTTCGCTTGTAGGTGAGATAGCCTACGGCCCCCCAATCCGGTTGCTGACCCCTGTACTCATCAAGAAAGGTATCAGTAAGACTAAAAACACGGACTTTTCGCCCCTGTCCATCGGTTGGGAAAAACTCGAATCGCATCTATCTCTCCATCTGTCTTAGTCGTTCCGTATGTTCATTCGTGGTCCCTAAGAGCCCGATTACTTCTGCCTATCAACCAGCTACCGAGCGAAGGACGTTACCCAGGAACCCGAACCTGCTCAGAAAGCCCACCAACGAGCAGAATCCAAGGTGACTGTGCTCCCGAAACCACCGCCTGCTCGGCATCAGAGAGGACCCCCAAGAGCGAACAACAATCTTGAAAAACCCAACGCTTACAAGCAGGGAGAGTGACATTCTCAACCTTCCACTTCGTCTCCCCGAGGCGTTTGGCAATAAGAGCCGGAGGGGTGCCTGTCTCCGCAAGGCTCGAAGCAACTGCCCAAGAAAGAATCGAGGGGGACAACCAACCGACCACCCACTTCACCAAGTTACCCTCCGAGCCGGACGCACTGCGTCGAAACTGCTCTGCCGCAACCAGGAACCTCTTTTCGCTCCGGGCAGACAACGCATCGAGCAGCAAAGAGGGTTGAAGCGATGCAATCGGAGCCATCGACCTCTTGAGGTGAGCGGCCTCAATACAAGGAGCGTTCTCAGTCTTGGCCAAGAGGACCGCCTTCTTGATCTCCCAATAGAGCGTGCCCAGGTCGGTGCCGACCCTCGCGACAAGCTGGCTACACAATCGGGGGTCGAGCTTCCATCCCAGACTGGTCACCTGCTCAGTCACGAACTCCGAGGCGAACTCCTGCATCTTCCAGGGTCGGGTCTCTTCATTGAAGGACTCAGTCCGAAGGCTTGGGAAGGCTTTCTTCAAGACGCCCCGGTTCGTAGTGGACCCCTTCGTGTAGACATGGACAAGGAACACAGCGAGTGTCTGGTCCGTCATCTCCAAGGCCCGCTGGACAGCTTCGAGGTCCTTCGCAGGGTCCCAGACAAAGACGGCCAGGGGCTTTCCAAAGAACAGGTTCCCGGCGACCGCTGTTTCGACTGAGCCTTTGACTGAGCCTTGTACCTGCACCACATCCCAGTCCATCTGACGCATCCCGCTCTCCAAAGCGTTGACGCGCTGACGAACCAGGAACGGGCTGTTGCCCTCTATGAGACCACCGTTCATTGACGCCTCCCGAGGAGAGCACTTGCTACTCCAGTGGGGGTCTCCCGTCCGAGGAGCGGACGGAGCCGGAGCCACAGTTCGAGACGAGCTTGGTTGAGAGGCTTGGTTGAGATGTATTGCGTCACCCGCTCGGCGAGTTCAGCCGGACTGTAATCCCCTTTGATGAGATCCCGGATCGCCACCGGATCTCCCCGAACTGCATCCTTGAGCGTATCCGTCACAGTCGCCAAAACAGTCGCACTCCCTGGGGCGTAGAACGTCAGGCATCGAGATCGAATCGTCGGGCTCACAGAACCCAGGTCATGAGCCCACAGGAAGGGCCGTGCAAGTGGATTGGGTTCCTCGACCATCTTCAGTAACGAGTCTGAGGCAGCAGACGTGGCTTTATCCATTGGACCAATCACGAGAGCGCCGGGACGGTCATAGACCGGAGGGTTCAAGTGGACGCTGATGGCACCCCTGGAGTCCTCCTTCAAGAGCTTCTCCCCTCCAACGGTGAGTAGAACCCGTCCATAGAAGGCTGAGGCGTCCTGGGTCTGTGCCAAGGCGTCTGGTCCGTGAAACAGCATCGCTGAAGAGGTCCCTGTAATGATGCTGTTGATGTCGGCCATTCACCTCTCCTGACGCACATGAAGTACGGGGAGAGTACCCTCGAAGCACCCCTTGCAAATGAGAAAAGGGCGGAGCCGAAGCCCCGCCCTTTGTTAGAGGTTAGATGGTGTGGACGATGGCCTTGCCAGCTCCGTTGGCAAACTGGATTCCCATCTCCTCGACGACCTGCCCACCGAACTCGTGGATGTGGCCGAAGAAGTGAGCCTTGACCTCGTGAGCTTGGTAGCACAGAGCAGTCATGAGAGCAGCGATACCACCACCGTGGTCAGGACAAGTGTCCAGAACACCAGCCGGGGGCGCGTGGGTCACCAAGACATCCGGCTGAGCCTGGAACGTCGCGTCCACGATCTCATTGAAAGCGTGGGTCTCGCCGTTCCACTCGCCAGCCATCCAGGGAACTTCACTGAAACCAGCGAAGGTCAGACCGTTGATGGTCACAGGGCCTTCGGTCAGGTCATGGGCGTTACCACCAGCCGCCTTCACCAAGCTGGCGAGGCTGACGTAGTCGTGGTTGCCACCAACGCTGATGAGGGTCTTGCCGTCGAGAGCCTTGACGATCCTTGCGGCCAGGTCTTTCCAAGCCATCCACTTGGTCTGAAACGCAGGCTCGATGGCCCAGTCGCCTCTGGTCTTGTTGGGGAAGAAGTCACCAGAGTCAATCCACAGGTCGAACCCACCAGCCTCAAGAGCCGCCAGAGCCTTCTTGTAGTTGCCGTGAAGGTCTGAAGTGTGAAGGATGTTCGTCATCGTCTGCTCCCTGGTTCACCTACTCTACGGGTGAGCCACAGAAGCGCACCCCTTAGGGGTGGGTGTTTATGGCGGGTTTATCGGCGAGCAGCCACCCGCCCACGCCAACGTGGGTTCATGTTGGGGTTGTACTGCGGTGCCTCAGTAGCGATGCGGTCGTAGAAGCCGGGATACTGGTTGAAGACGCCTTCCCAATGCAGGAGGCCGTCGGCCCAGGTGCCCGTCCAACCGAGGGTGCGCTTGAAGTGCTTGCGGTCACGGGCCTTCTTGTTGAGGCAACGACCGTTGATGCGGCTCACGAGGCTCAGGTTCATCGAGGCTTGGCCTCGGCCCATCGCGTCATCGCGGGAACCGATGGTGGACGACAGCTTGATCGCCACGTTGTTGGAGACGTGAACGAGATACACGCCAGCGGTGTCGCCGCTGCGGCTCCATGAGAAAGGACTGCGAGTGAGCCATGCTTCCAGTTCGTCTCGGGTGATGGGTGCGTAAGACATGCGTTCTCCCTTTAGTCAAAGATGGGGTAGTTGGCCCAGAAGGACTTGGTGTCCCTCACGAGGCGGAAGGTTGATTCGTCGATTTGAAGCGTTGAGCTAATCGCGTTGCCGATCTTGCGGGCCTCGCGCTTGGAGTTGGCGTAGCACTGGTTGTAGCCGCCGCCGATCCAGTTCCAGGTGTAGAGCTTCTTGGTGTTGTTCATGTCGTCCTGTCTCCTTGTCACCTTCTCTACGGGTGACTCCCCGGACTGCACCCCCCTTGGGTGCGAACTTCCTCTCCCGCCCGTAGACACGGTGATCGCTGAATAGAAACTCCTATATGTAGGACAGGCTTAGGGAACGGGACATGATTGAACGAGCACGCCAGTACGCGACCAAAGCACACGGTGATCAGATGTATGGGGAGAACCCGTACACCTACCACCTGGGTAAGGTTGTGGAAGTGCTCGAACGGTTCAAAGTGACAGACCCCGACATCCTGGCTGCGGGCTGGCTACACGACATACTTGAAGACACACCCACCACAGTCGAAGACCTCTGGGACGAGTTCGGTTTCTCCGTCTCTGCTCTTGTAGATGCCGTAACGGATGGAGAGGGCGGCTCGCGCAAAGAACGCAAGGCTCGCCCCTACGCTCTAATCCCTCGCATCCCAGGTGCCATATTCCTCAAGCTCGCCGACCGTATCGCCAACCTCGAAGCCTCTCTGGATGAAGGCCACGACCGTCTTCGCAAGATGTACACCAAGGAGCACCCAGGCTTTCGGGAGGCTCTCTATGATGGTGAAACTGCTCTCAAAATGTGGGAGCATCTGGACAGAATCTTCGACCCTGTGGGGGTGCGGTAATGTCTCCCCACCGTATAGGGGATGGAGGTAACACCATGCAGGACCGTATAGATCAGATAGCTGCCGTAATCCTGGGACTGTCCGTATTCGTAGGACTGGTCTACTGGATAGGCTTTTGGATGCCCGCCCGTGACGCTTACTTGTTTGCAACAAATGACTGTTACATCGAGCGTGGATGTCAGGATTTCACAAGCCGCCCAGACCATGAAGAGTGCTGGGAGACGTGCGGAGACTCCGTAAGAGCCATGTTGGTGAGGGGGAACCAATGAGGAAACGTCACGAACAACAGCTTCTCAACGTGACGCCTATGGAAGGTCTGCGGGTCAATGCGATGTGTCTCTTCGCGGCCCTGACCTGCCCCTCGGACGAGGACTGGGTTCGACTCCTAACGGATGTCCTCGAAGTCAAAGCGGGGACCCCGGTTCAGGAGGTCAGTGCATGTCCTCTATTCGACGTGGTTCTGATGCACATGGCTGACCATGTGGCTGAGGCGTAAGCTCCAGGGACATAGCCCGAACCACTTCGTACCCTTCCAAGTAAGCCCTCAGCACCTGAGGCAGTCCATACAAGACCTCTCCGTGCGCTCCGAGAACCACCGGGACACTCATATCCGCATGGATGACCCGCATGAGAGTCCCCACAATGGTCTCAGGAGATGTCTCATCTTCCATCCAGATGGACACGGTGTTGATGATCGCTTGAAAGGACTCCACAGGAACCTCCTCAATGAGGCCGTGGTGAGGCGCGTCTTTCCATGCGATTGAGTAGCCCATCAGTTCACCGGAACCAAAGGGTTTAGGGGGTCGTCGTCTGTGCCCGCAACGGTGTAGTTGATCCACCAGCGGCCTTCCTCATCCTGGAAGCACTGACAAGCAGCCCCAGGGCAGAACCGACAGAACTCCTCGTTATCATCCCCTCCATCCCAGAGGTCCTCGTCATCGAGGTCCTCGTCGATCTGGACACAACACTCCGGGGTCCGGGCACAGTGGTCTGAGATGTAACGCTCGCCCCAATGGGTCTCTTCTTCCCACATGATCTCCCCAGCGGAATCCACAAGCGTATCCATCGGGTCTCCCACGCAGGAGAGCGCCAGGACCACAGTGAACAGGGAGAGGAGCTTCATCGAGCCCTCAGCAGGAGGAACAACTCTTTGTGGTCCTCTTCGATGGTGGAGGTCTTGCCATCGTCCGGGAGGCTGGAGAACTCATTCAGGAGGTTGGCAGCAAGCTCAACCGAGCCGCCCATCTCTTCAATCTGACCTATCGGGAGGCCCAGGTCCTTGGCCAACTCGTTAGCCAAGTGCTGAAGCCTCAGCTTATCCTTGAGGTCTATGATCTGGCCCATGCCCCTGCTCCTTCTTAGGTTGATCAGCCCAATCGAACAGGTCAAGCTGCACGCCTTCAAGCGGGAACAGCGTGAGTTGTTTCGGGAGGGTCTGTTTTTTCTTTGTTTGCACAGTCATCTCTGTACCACCTTTGAACCTACAAACAGAGTACCCATCAGGTGCGGGCTCCCGATCCTTGAAGAAAGCTCTTCAAGGAAGTTGCAGAACAGGACGACCTACGGTAATGGGTGGGCAGCTCTTTTTCGTTGGAGCCCCCCAGTCACCCCCGATTGAGGGTTCCCTCCAAGACCGAAAGGTTAGCGGTTTAGCCTACCGCTCAGAGTGCTCTGCACCAGAGACAAGTAAAGGCCGTTGGGTCCCTAAGGTCGGTAAGACTAAGGGGTTGGAGAAGAGCATCCTGCTCTTCTCATTACGTCCTCCTCCCCAGGGGTTTCAGAAGGGAGACCGTAAAGGTGTTCTTACTACTTGTAGTAGTGGAACACGAAGGACGTAGTCCTGAGGGTTCAACGAAGATGAAGAAGAAACGAATCGAACAACAACACCAACTACGACACCAACACCTACGCCTACGACTGATACTACGATAGAAGCGGATACTCGAAATCGAGACACCCCACAAAAACATGCGATACCCAGGGTTGGGGTTGGGGAAGCTGTAACCACTGATGAACTTTGGGCTCACTTGTTTCGATAAAGTGAGCACTTGTTTCGATAAAGTATCGAGCCATTAGATGGTCTGCCTATGGGACCCTCCTGCTGAGGAGGTGAGTCTATGGACCCCGTAGCCAAAGAAAATCATGCCGCACGAGCGATCCTGTATGTAGCCAAGGGGATCTGTCGCTGTGAGTTCCCTACGTCTCATGTGGCGGCATACTCCAAGCGAGTCATGATCACTCAAAATGCCTCTCCTGTTACTGTGAACGGTCAACCTGTGGTCTTCACTGACACCTACTTTGACGCTGAACTCTGGCATCTGATAGCACCCAGTCTCCCCACTCTGGGTGCGATGCCCTTCAAATCTGAAGAAGACCTTCTGCCCGTTGCCGTTGCGGTTCTTCGAGATGCCCTTGAAGAGTACAGGACCCCTAACCACCTGGTCGAGTCCCCGGAACACCCCGCAGGTCGCAGGACTCCTGGCTGGGAAGCTAAGAACGACCCTTTCGATCCTTGAGGGGGTGCGCTCCTGGCAGCCTATCCGTATAGGTTTCATTGCCTAAGGAGGGCTGCTCATGACCGACCGACTCACACTCTATCTTGTTCGAGGACTCCCAGGGTCCGGCAAGACCTCGCTCGCTGAGAAGCTGGCCCCCGGTCACGTCTACTCGGCTGACGACTTCTTCTACCGTCTGGGTGAGGGCAAGTATGCCTTCGATGCGGACAGGCTCTCTGAGGCCCACCAAGACTGCCAGGAGACCGTGGAGGAGGCCCTGCGCCAGAAGGTCCCGTCCGTGGCAGTAGCCAACACCTTCTCCAAAGCGTGGGAGGCTGCGCCCTATTACAAGCTGGCTGATCAGCACGGGTACAGCGTGTTCGTTATCGAGTGCCAGTCACAGTTCGGTAATGTGCATGACGTACCTGCGGAATCCATCCGCCGGATGATCGCCAGGTGGGAACCACTGCGGAGGCCCGATGAAGAAAGACGAGACAGCCAAGGATGAGAAGAAGCGCATCGTGTGGATCACCTGTCGTTCCACCCGCCCGTGCGGAGGCACTACGGCTGAGGTCTCGCGCACCTGGAAACGCAAGGTCGGAAGCCTGGAACCAGGACCGTCTCGGACCACCCGCTACAAGTGTACGAAGTGCGGCAGCGTGTTCATGATCTCCGTATAGGGTGCGTGCGTGCGTACTTCCCCGTACAGGTGAAAAGAGGAGAGAACCCTATGATGAACTACCAAGTGACCGCAATACTCTGCAACGCCAAACGCATGACTGGAGTCGAGTTCGAGTTCGACTCTGACCTCGCTCCCGGTGAGTTTAGGATGGAGGGCGAAGACGAAGAGAACATCGAGAAGTTCCTCATCAGCCCCGTCGAGCCCTTCGGCATGGTGGTGTTCCTCGTGAGCATGGGGAGGGTTTGTGAGAGCAGACCCCTGAGTATGCTGATGAACATCCCCTTCGTGCGTAGGGTCGTGATGTTTTTCGTAGGCCGTAACGTAGCGAAATCGTTGGTCTAAAAAGAAAAGGTGCAGAAAGGGGGTGCGCTTTCTAAGCCCACCCGTAGAGAAGGTGAACATCAACTGAGAAGCATTGAGCTTCCAAGGAGACCTAAAATGAACGTCCGCCAAGCACTTCGCAGCCCGAGTAACTTCAACATCCGCCTTGAGTACAGCGGCAAGAACTACGAGAACGTGAGCAACCGCTCGAACAAGTTCTGGGCCTGCCGCAGCAACGGCGACGGCACCGTGACCGTGACCTGGGGCCGTATGCGCTCCGAGGGCACCAGCATCGTGAAGCCTTTCAGCTACTTCGTGAAGAAGGTCAGCGAGAAGCTCAACAAGGGCTACGTCGATACCGCGAACCCCTACGGCTTCGCCCGGTAAGGCAAAATCGAACGGAGGGGGGTGCGCTTTAGCACCCCCACCCGTAGATACAGTGAACCAAGGCGAAAGCCACTGACCCAGAGTCGCATTGAGCGACCAAGGAGAAACAGACATGAGCACCAACGGAACCCCAACTCGACTCGCACTGGCCCTCTCGGACCAGGACCAGCTTCTCAACCGCCTCATGAGCGTCAGCGTTCAGAAGGTCGGCGTTGAGCGCGGCCCCAAGGGCAGCAAGACCCGCTTCGGTGACGACCACGTCCTGAGCGTGTTGCTCCCCACGAGCTACACCAACCTCAAGACCCGTGACCAGGACTCTCTGGTAGACGCCCTCGCGGCTGACGCCAACCTGTTCGCCACTCTGGAAGCCAAGGCTGACGCCAAGGGAATCCAGGCGTGGGACGGTCGTGGCAAGAACGCCACCCAGGTCGCTATCACGGCTGCGGACTTCGAAGCTGCTTACGACAAGATGCTCGTCAGCATCGGCAAGACCCTCGCTGGTACGAACACCTCGACTTCCGAGCACGTCTACGAGCCCCTCGCTGTGGACGGTCAGAACGTCCCTTGTGCGAAGGTCTACGTCGGCGGTGGCAACCCTGATGACAAGCGGACCCCAGTGGTCGGTGCCATCTACCTCAGTGGCGTCCAGGTCGCTTCGCACCTCATCGAGGCTGCGGTCAACGGCCCCGTCCCCGCCAGCAAGTCTGGTGGAGAAGCGGTCGCCAAGCGGCTCATCACCTCCTGGCTCAAGCTGCCCAGCCGTCGCTGGCGTCAGTTCCGCCTCCAGGCTGACGAGTCCTGGCGCATCAAGGTCGGCGGCGACGCTGCCCTGGTGTGTGACTCTCACAACGTCACCGTCTCTGACGAGGACGTTCGGGAGGTCTTCGGCCTCGTAGCCTAAACCCCAACCCTTTACTCCAACTGCCCCTGGTAGAGAGACCTTCTCCCTGCCAGGGGCATTTCCTTTAGGACCTGAAATGCTGAACCGGATGACAGATGAAGAGTTGAGACAGTTTGTGGCCGATGCGCTGGCGAACCGTATCTTCTCGTCCGGCCAGCTTCGCCCCCACGAAGACCCAGGCATGGTCTTCTTCCCCATCAAGTTCGGGTGCCTGATACCTGACATCCCCGAGGTCCCTGAGCCGCCTGAGACGATCCCTGACGACTGGACCGTTGAGCAGTTCGAGGAGTACCCAGAGAAGTACGAGAAGCTCGCGGCAGAGCGCGAGGCCATCAGCAAGAAGCTCTACGAAGCGACCCTCGACCAGATCGGCTGCTTCTGGGAGTACATGGACAAGGCTCTGCCCCGCAGCATCAACGGCCTCCCCTGCTTCATGTCTGTGCAAATCATGCACAAGGACGATTGGGACCGTGCTCTCAAGGCTATCGTGCGAGAGCAAGACCGCATGAAGGAACTCGAAGTGTGAAGCGCGGTAGCTCCTCGATGCCTGCCAGTGGTAGGGGTGCGTTTCCGCGCCTCACCCGTAGATAAGGCAGGAGGCCCGACGCATGAGCCGACATTGCTACATGGACACCGAGACCACCGGGCTCTCCTCACGGAAGCACGAGGTCATCGAGATCGCCATCATCACCGAACACGAAGACGGCACCATCGAGCGATGGGAGTCGAAGATCAAGCCGCGCCGTATCGAGGCCGCGCATCCCAAGGCCCTTGAGATCAACGGGTACACTCCCGAAGCATGGGCCGACGCCCCAGACATGGAGGAGGTCATAGAGACCATCGCGATGAAGCTCAAAGGAGCCGTCGTCGTAGGTCACAACATCGCCTTCGACATCAAGTTTGTGGAAGCCATGCTTTCAGAGGCCAAGATTGACCAGAAGATCAACCACCGGGCCACACTCGACACCATCACCCTTGTCCGTGAACACCTTATCCCCACGGGCCTCAAGAGTGCGTCGTTAGACAACACTCGACGGTGGCTTGGATGGTCCCTGGAGGGCGCACACACGGCCCTACAAGACGCCGAGGACTGTATGAGGCTCCGACACATCTTGGAGCGTTCAACACGCTTCCAGAGGTTCGTATGGTCCCTCAGAGGCCCACGGAACATGGAACGTACTCGGCGGTAGGAATCCTATCAATCGCCCCAAGTTGAGGGCAGTCTATTGGAGATGAGAATGGCAACGGATCTGGACAAGGGCTACGGCGGATACAGCACGTTCAAACCCATGCGACATGGCGAGGGCGACGAGGACGAGAATACCAGTGCTGGAACGCAGTACCGCAAGATCAGTGATGCTGCTGAAGTGACTGGGAACCCAGGCTACGCAGGACGAGGTTCCAAGATTTGGTACTGGAAGTCCTCCGCAGGGAGAGACTTCCTTGGCGGCTCCCGCTGGCTTGAGAAGAAAGGCATCATGCCCACCCTCCAGACCCTCTCTCAGACCCACGTTCTGATTGGGGAGATTGGGGAGAAGGTCTTCAACAAAGTCTTTTCGATGATGCAGGACGAGGCGTGGTCCCCCAAGGGGGAAGCTCGCAGCATCATCTCGAAGTCAGGCTCTGGGCATACGTCGATGAGTGTGGGGGACATCATCATGCAAGGTGGGAAACTTCACATGGTGGACAGCCACGGGTTCAAGAAGCTGGAGCCTTAGTATGAATCCGATGCCCCTTGCCGCATTGCTCCGCATCACTGAGGTTCCGGTCCTGGTGAAGTTCGGCGCAGTTTGGTGCAGCCCCTGCAAGGCGATCTCTCCCATCTTGGAACAGATCGCCGAAGATTGGGAAGGCGACATTGACGTGTGGGAACTGGACGTTGATGAAGACCCTGAGTCTGCATCCCAGTGGACCATCCGCTCCATCCCTACACTCATACTCATAGACTCAGACGGGACGGAACTTGAACGTCTGTCGGGTAATCAAAGCAAAGTCTCTATTGAAAGGATGCTTTATCGCTTCTTTGAAGACGGGGAGGAGGTTAGTTGATGTTGCACCCTTTGTACCGAGTTCTGTTGGAAGGGGGCGTCAAAGCTCCCAAGACAGCAGCCCAACCACAGATGTTTCTCCGGGCTGTCGTTTCCGAACTGTGTAGCACTGATGCGGAGATCCTGGCCCATGCCCGTTGGAACCGAGTCCTGGTCTACTTCGATGAAGCTCATGTCGCGAACGTCTTGATTGACGATGACGGGGTTGGTTTCGAATACGAACAGGGCGGGGTGCTTGAACAAGACCCGAGGTCCAACGTCATGGTCCATTCGGTGATCAAGGTCCTCAGCGACTTCGGGGACTCCCAGCCAGACGACTGAGCTTACTCAAGGAAGTACGGCGCAGCCTTCTCAAGAGTCTCTCGAAACCCGTCGTGCAAGAGATACTTCCCGGACTGGACTTCTTCCGGTGACGCCCAACGCCATTGGGAGTGCTCTTTCTTATCGAGCTTGGATGGGCGGAACTCAATAGGACAAGAGACAACCCAGGTGATGTACAGGGTCCCACGCCAATGGAGCTTCACCATCTGGAGCAGCTTCAGGTAGCGAGGGAGCTTACCAAGCTCCTCCATAGACTCCCGGACAGCCGTCTGCATCGGAGCCTCGCCTGGCTCCATCCACCCACCAGCACTGCCCCAGCGCCCGGACCAGTCACTCCCCCCTGCCCGCTTGAGCAGGAGCATCTTCCCCTTGCTACTCAGGAAGAGGAACCCCGCAGCGTCTGCGAACTTGGGTCCTTGGTACTTGCCATGTAGGAATGGGTGGTTGGCAGGTTCTTTGGCCACGAGCTACTCCCAGAGGCCAGCGACTCCGACGAACATCTTGAAGCGGTTCGAGCTTCCAACTCGCGAGGCGCTCCAGGTGTGGGCCAGGTTCTCATTGACCACGAGGTCTCGAATCGAAGCGTGCGCCAACTCCCAGTGGTGAGCGTTCACCGCCAGTTCGATGTCGCCTGCCACAGCTCGGAGGATTCCATTCAGGGTCCTTGGGCTGCCTGCGAGGATCGTTCGTGGGTCTACGCCAGGATCCTGGGATGCGATGCGAGGGCCGTCCAGGAAGAAGTCCAGCTCGATGACCGCGCTCCATCCGAAGTCCACCCCGGACGCGACCTTCTGGACCTCAATGGCGTTGAGCTTCAATGACGCCGCCTTGAGTTCGTGGGAGACATCCATGAGCTTCTCCTGGAACTGCTTGTCGCTCTTTACCCGCCCGGACAGTTGCTTGATGGCTTTGTCCCAGGTCTTCTTGATGTTCTGGCGGGAGATCGTGTTGTTGAACTTGTCCTTGGCGACCGAACTCCACATCCGGTCGAAGTTCCCCGAGGGGTTCTCGTTCATCCACTCGACGATCTTGGTCATCACCTCGACCTGGTTGGGGCTGTTGAGGTTCCTGAGATTCGCTTCGAGCCACTTACGGAACCACTTGCCCTCACGGGAGTTGCTGAACAGGTGTTTGGCGATCAGCTCAGGCCAGTCTCTCGCCCAACCTCCAGGCAGGGACTGTTGGCTACGCATCTCGTCTTCATAGATAGGGGCGTGCTCCCGCTCAATCTCGCGACGGCGGTTCTCCCCTCGTTGAATGTCTTTGACCATCTGGGTGAGCTTGCGGCTGACGAACTTGCCGAACTTGTTGAGGTCGAACTGACCGTTCATGATGGCTCGGGCGTTTCCCTTTCCTGTCGAGTAGGCCCAGTCGGAGCCGTAGAGGCCCATCACCAGGTCCATCGGGTCCTTGCCATAGGTGGCCAGGGACCGCTCAACCTTACCGAGTGCAGGCCCGTAGAGGGGTGTCCCTTTCCCATCTACCAGGGACTGGTGAACACTGGCGAGTTCCGGGTCGTCAGGTGGCGTCGCCTTTCGGGACCAAGTCCCCTTGCTCTTCCCAGTCGCCCCTTCCAGGAGTTGGTTGACCAGGTATTGCCCGAACATCGCCTCATAACCAGCCGCTCTCTTCACGAGTCTCTGGATCATCTTTTCCATGTTCATGTGTCAGATACCTCGCTCTTCGTCCGTCTAAGGGTGTGATGACCCGCAACGCTGACCTACTGTACCGCTCATATAGGCGGCCAATCGCTGCCCAAACTTTTTCAACCCTGGGGGGGGTGCGTCTCGGGCAGTCTCCCCGTAGAGTATTTGAAGGGGCGATCTGGACTCTCTGGGCTTGCTTGACAAGCGAGCCTGAGATATGGGATGTTCAATCAAGCAAAGCCATAGACCCGCTCGGTAAGAGCATACGTCAAAAGGCCCAGCAAAAAAGACACTTACCCAAAGGCCACAGGCCAAAGGATGCTGCCCATGTCAAAGTCGATCAATCCCCTCATTGCCGAATGGTTCGCCACCAACCCCAAGAAAGTCCAGAAGCTCACTGAAGCTGCTGTTGACCATTTCATCTCGCAGGGGAAGCCCGAAGCCACGGCCCAAGACGCAGTTCAGGACGCCTTCACGACGATCCTGACGAAGCCTGCTCACGAGAGGTCCTTCGAACGAGAAGGTAGTATCTCCAAGAGCCGAGTGGTGAAGCTCACTACACACGCTCTCCGCGACATGCTCGACCACGCTGGTCGTGACGCGCTCGGTCGAGCGATGGGTGCCCGTACCCGTGAAGAGGTCAAGCACCGCGCCCTCAAGCTCTCCATCCCCTCCGATGAACACGCGGACCTTGATGCTCCGTTGACGGCTTCGGCCTACCAGTTCAATCAGGAGTCCGCCTCCGCAGTCTCCACGTTCGAATCCGTGGACGGCTTCAGTGAACCGCAGCATTCGGGGTACGATTTCACCGACACTCGTCAGCCCTCGGCTGAGGAGGTTCTCATCGCCCGTTCGATGTTCGATGAGATGGAGGCCCTGGTCTACAAGACCTACCGCCAACCCGAACGCATCATGTTCCTGATTGACCGGATGTTGGAAGGTGTTGGCCGCAACGATCTCGCCGACATGGACGGTATCTCCAAGAACACGATGGCAGGCAAGCAGACGAACCTGCGGAAGCTGATGCGGAAGATCCCCAGCCTCTCCCAGGATGATTGTGAGCAAGCCCTTGAACTCATCGCCGCAACAGGCTGATCAATAGGTCTTCTATGACCTCCCTTAGAGAGACCCCCCGTCCGTAGGGCGGGGTGGACAACACGCAGGGAGATACACATGATCGAGCTTGAACCAACCATCCCAATCCCAGATGACGTAGAGAAGATTCTTGAGCAGACGAGAGTCGCCGTTCGAGAGCTTCTCGTAGACTTCGCCAAGGTGCCGGAGCCAGAAGCCCTGGCCTACACTCACGGCTTCTATCGTGGGTGGTGTGGGGATGACATCCTGGCCAACGGCAGGAGCGCCAAACACGGCTTCTCAGACCGATACCTGGAGGGCTACAAGCTCGGCCAGGGGGTCAGGGCTGGGACGGCAGAGATGCCGCCCTGGGCAGACGAGGCTGATTAGCCTTGCAGCCAGATGAGGTCCCCCTCCTCCAGTTCAACCATCTTCAAGCGGGCCTTCTTCTCGACCTTGCCTGGATTGAAGCCGCTCTCGGAGGGCTTACCGGGAGCCTGGTCTTCGACCTCTCCTGGGCTGTAACCCTTCGCTTCAGGTTGGGCAGCATCGCTCTCCTCATCGTTGGGGAGGGTTGAGCCAGTTGCTTCTTCGTCCGCTGCAAGGATGTACTTGGCAATCTGAGCAGCCAGAGCCTGAATCGCAGTCTTATTCTGCTTACGCTTCCGGTCGGTCTGACCGGGGTCGTAACCGTGTTGGCTCATGTCCGGCTGGTTCGCCTCGGACTCCTCAGCGCCAGGGAACGAACTCTTGGGGTCGCCCTTGGGATCTGGGGTCGGATACTCAGAGGCAGCTTGCTTCGCCGCCATGCGAGCAGTCAGGCGGGAGCGGCTCGCGCCCTTAGCCATCGACCCCCCCAAACCCTTGGCGATCTCATCCTTACTTAGTTCCCCATCACCGTTGGTGTCGAGCGCGTCGAAGACTGCCTTGGACCCGCCCCACTCTTCACGACTCAGGACGCCGTCCTTGTTGGTGTCGTAAAGGTCGAACATGGTGTGAGCCTCGACCTCGGTCAGGTCTGCGAGGACATCCCCGGCCTTCTTCGAGCCCTTCTTCTTGGCCTTGAACTTCTCAAGGAGGTCGGCGGGCATCTTGCCATCGTCCTTCTTCGAGTCCTTCTTGTCGTCGGCCTTATCGTCGGACTTGTCGTCGTCCTTCTTGTCGTCCTTCTTGGCCTTACCCTTACCGGGCTTCTTACCAGCCTTCATGTCCTCGCAGTTCTGGACCATCGCCGGGTTGGGCATGTTCTCGCAGCCAGCGGCCTTGTCGTCCGCAGTCATGATCTGGTCAACGTCCGGGTAGCTGGAGAGCAGCAGACGAGCGTAGAGACAACGCTCGGTCTTGCCGTGAGTCCCCAGGAAGCCCGTGATGCGGGCGTGGCGTGACGCCTTGCGCGAGTGCAGGCCATAAGCCAGACCACCGAGCACTTCCCGAACATCGAGGCAGGCATCAAGAGCCCGACGACCTGTCTTGGCATTGAGGCCATACATCCCGAGAGCAGCAGTCTTCGGAGCGGGCTCCTCAAGCTGGGCTGCGATCTTGGGTCCCAAGGTCTTCATGCAGCTCACCAGGATGCGAGCCGGGATGCTGTTGGAACGCTTGGCGTGGGTTCCCAGGAACTGCGCGGTGCGCTCGTCCTTCTTGTAGAGAGCCTTGGCGATACGAGTCGCCTGGCGGGTGGCCTTGCGAATGGTGGCCTCAACTGTGCGCTGGGTTCCCAGGTTGTATCCGTACAGCCCCTTACCGGAGTGCTTCTTGACTTCGAGGGCAGCAACCAAAAGCCGCTCGATGTCGGAACCCTTCTTGGCAACCTGTCCGTGGTGAGCTTCCCACTTCTTCTTGTCCTCTTCGGACATGCCCTCGGTGATCTCTTCCTGGGAGAGGCTCTTGCCCTTCTCGTGTTTGGCCTCCTTCTCCTCATCACCGTCGGCCTTCTTGCCCTGGTTCTTCGTCTTGGCGAGACCCTTGGTTCCGGTCTGTCGTTCGATCTCTTCGTCCATGTCCTTGATCTCAACCCCCTCAGACTCCTCTACGGACTCGTAGGGCTTGCTGAAGAGCTTGGAGACATCGGTGTCCGACGCACGTTGCGAGTTCGCGAGACGAGCCGCGAACTCCATAGTCTCCAGGGGCTCAATCCCGTCCGGGCTGCCGATGAGGGCTTTCTTCATGTCACTTAGGTCCATCATTTGGTTGCTCTCCTTAGGGGCTGCTCCGTAGTCACGCCTACTGCGTAAGGGCTGAGTGAGACTACTACCCTCAGTATCTGTATAGGCGGTCGAACGGGAATCTGTCTCGGACTCTTTGTCCCACTTGTTCTTGCGGTTGTACCGCTTCTTGCTTCTGTGGGGACCGTCGTTTCGACGGTGCTTGGATGTATCGGCAAACGGGTTCTTATCGCTCGCTTTGGAGGGGTCCAGCTTGAACCGCATAGGCCCGTTCTTGTCCTTCTTGGGGTTGATGCTCTGCGGCTTCTTACCCCTCTTCTTGGCATCTCTGTCCATCGTGGTCTCTTCTGTCGCAGTCTTCTTGTGCTTGAAGACCTGGGCTTGCGGCTTCATCCGGTTGCGGTAGAGGGTTTGGCGAATCGCGCTGAGCTGCTTCTCAGAAAGGGCTCTGCCCCTGCCGATCTCGTCCCTCATCTGCTGCATGAACCTGTTGGGCCTCTGAGCCAGCAACCCATCGAGAACCTGCAACTGCTCTTTGACCTGGGCGGGGGTGAACGAGGGCTTGGGGGGTGCAGACACATGAGGCTGCATGGGGAAGTGTTCGGGCTCGTCCTCTGGCACGTCGCGAGGCTTATCGTTGAGCGGCTTGACGTAGTACCTGTCTTCGTACTTGTCGTGCGGGGCCAACCACGCCAATCGGTCAAGCTGCTTCTTAGCCCGGTCAGCCTTCACGAAGACTACCAGCTTGTCGTTGCTGCTTCTTCCGGTGTACCAGGTGCTCATCCCAGGAGTTGGGATCTTGCCCAGGAACCTCTGGTGACGCTTGAGTAGAGAGGTGAACCAGTTGAGCTGCTTCTCCGTCAACTCCGTCGAGTAGAGCTTGTCGCTAACGAACTTGAAGCCTCTACTGTCCCCAGCAAGCCATAAGGCCATCTGGAGCTTCTGCGAGTCCTCTTTGTAGTTGCCGGGGACTGGATACCGAGTCTTGCGTGGGCGAGAGTAGGAGTCCTCGATGTCCTCGAACCGCTTGAGGCAGTCCTGGTACTCCTGCCAGGACAAGGTTCCACCCTTGTAGTCCTTGTAGCAGTCGTGGCCTTCAGCGGTCTTGGTGGAGGACTGCTTGGACAAGCCAACCCCAGCCACGACTTGTCGTCCCTCAGGAGTCACTTCGATTTCGATGGCCATTGCGACCCGCCTTACTAAGTAGTTGTCCCACTTCTCTGCCCAAGACCCATAGAACTCGTCTTCAGACTGTACCCGGACAGTCTTCGCTGGGTTGGGCTGGTTGGGGTCTGCGATGTGAACCATCAAGGTTCCTGCGTCGTCCTCTGTTACATCGAACACGACCGATGCGTGGGACCAATCTCGTTTCTCTGGGTTCCAGGAGATCATCACTGGCGTTCCCTTGTCGGTCCAATCCTTCAATGATTGCACTGTACAAGGAGTTACCAACGTCGCCCGACAGCCGTAATGCTGTGCCGCCGCTGCGGCCTCCTCCCAACGAGCACCCTTCATGGGCCTCGCCCCCATGACCTTATTTACCTCGTCCTCTGAAGTCTTCAGACCCAGGGCCTTCAGACACATGCTCAGACTGGTGGCCATGCAGGTAAACTGTGTTCTCTGGCGCACAGGAGTCACATTCGCTCGGGCTTTTTTTCTGGTCATGTGCCTTCGTCCTCCATCAACAAACCCCTTTCGAGGGTAGGCCCTACTACCAATGGCTCGGTATTGAACTAATACCGCCCCTTAGTAGTAGGAGGGGTTTTCGGACCACTCAGGCCCCGCAGTTGAACAAGGACGGCACGAGCATGAAATATGACGAACTCTGCAAGCTGATCGAGGAAGAGTCCACAGTCTCTTTCGATACTGTGAAGTCTGTCCTCAGTGCTCTCCCCCATGCGCTGAGCCAGCTTGATGAAAGAGAACAAGTGAGAACCCCATGTGGGACCTTCGCCGCTTGGCCCAAAGAGGCCAAAGAGATTCTCCTGCCCACAGGAGAGAAAGTAAACCGTAAGTCAGAGGTGGTGGTGCGTCTTCGACCTGGCAAGGCACTGAAGAGAAGCCGTTGAGAGGATAGAGGTGAATCAACCTGTTGGCATTCTGTATGCAACCGCCGGAGGGCGATACCCTTTTATGGCGGGTGTAGCGGACGCCTTGGAAGCCCACCTTGCAACCCTCGGATACAGCGTCGCCTTTAGAATCGGAGCCTCAGGTGGTTCGATTGTGGCTTCCATGAAAGCCAGCGGAGTCAACTTCCTCGACTGGCTCTCCGAAGCCGCAACCCCCACGAACATGAAGGCTGTGAAGATTGGCGGCACGAGGTCCCTACACAACATCAAGACCTACATCCAGGGGCGAGGCTTCATCGACTCTAACGACCTTGTCGATCTCCTCCAGCGAACGCTTCCAGACTCCCCGAACATCCAACCCTGCTACTCGGTCTCCTGGTGCGTGTCCTCTGAGCAGCCTGTCGTCTTCCGACTAACCCCGGAGAACAGAGCGAGTCGCGTCGCAGCGAGCTGTGCTCTTCCGGTTGGGTTGACCTCGGTGAAGATCCGCAATGGAGACCTGGAGTCTCGCATCCAGAGGCAGCTCAAACTCGAAGAGGACCCGGACGGGTTCTCGGCCTTCCGGGACGGAGGTCTGTGTCCTGGGTTCCCACTCGACCTGGTCGAGGGCATCAAGCACATCCCAGTAGTGGTGGTAACCATCGACATTCGGGATCCTGGCACCAAGGAGAAGCCGATCTCGATCTTCCAGTCGCTCCTGGCACGCCAGGTCCGCGTCAAGATCCTCGACAACCTCAACGAGATTCGTAGCCGGAGGTCTCTCTCCGTGCTGTGCGTCCCAGCCCCCTCGTACATCAACTCAAAGTTCTCGGCCCGGTTCGACATCACGGAAGCTGAGGGGCGCAGCATGTACGACACAGGGCACACGTTGGCGAGAACCCACCTCTTCCTCCACCCCATCTACCTGCCCATCGCAGTGGAGGTCCCAACACCGGAGCCCATCGCAGTGGAGGTCCCTGCCGAAGCAGGCAGTGAACAGTGCGTGCAATAGCACTGATCTTGGGCTCTTGGCTCTTGGCCGAGTTCTATGGGTACTGGCTCCACGTCCTCCTCCACAGTGACCGCTGGCGGTGGCTCTCCCAACGCCACATGAACCATCACCTGTTGAGCTACCATCCCGGTGGGGGGATGCGGTCAGACACCTACGTCCAGGAGACCGGAGACCACCTCCTCATCGCCGGACTGGGTGCGGAGTGGTTCGCTCCGGCTGCGGGCCTGATTGCATTGACCGCGTTGGGCGAGTGGGCCATCGGTCTCACCTGGCTGGAGATCCTCGCGTCGGAAGCCATGCTCCTCTCGTACTCCATCTTCCTGTTCTGGTACTTACATGACCGGATGCACCTCAAGGACATCTGGCTTCTTCGGAACCCGCTACTCAGGAAGTGGTTCCTCAAGACCCGGAGGAACCACGACGTACACCACCATCACATCACCGATGACGGCCTGATGCAGAAGAACTTCGGCATCGCCTTCCCACTCTTCGACCACGTCTTCAGGACCTATCAGCCCCGGCTGGAAATACTGAACAGACGGGGTATTGAAGCCGCTTACGACCGCTACGACATCCCTCGCTGAGAACTTTCTTGAGAGCAGGGGGTGCGCTTTTCGACCCCCACCCGTAGAGGGGATAGAAGCGAGTTGCTCTTTCAAAACACGATTTGATTTACTGGATGGTTCGGGTTCGACCCCCGGCAGCGTACATTTTGGGTGCGCTGAGAGTTGGAACACCGAAGGTGATATGACAACAGAGTGGGAACAGGGTTCGGGTTCGACCCCCGGCAAGTCCGTCACCAAGGGCTTGAGAGTTGGAACACCCCCCACACTGAAACCAGACGCTCTTTCATATTCCAGTTTGCGACCCCCGGTGCTTGCACTGAGGGAAGCGGATGACCCTGCTGTCGGGTCACAAAACCTTCGTACCCCTGCCGGGTCGTCGGCCTCCTTCGGGAGGATAGCCAGAACCCCGATTGGGAAGGTGGTCTTCGCAGGCCATGCCGCCCAATCTGTGAGGGGGGATGAGTTATGCGGCGTGGAAACCGCGAGAATCATCCAGTGTCCCAGCGCGTGAGCCGACATTCCACTGTCGGAGTGCTGCAAAGGGAAGTCCCGTACTTGCTGATTCAACGGGGCAACGGTTGCAGGGCATAACCAAAACGAAAGTCTTGGGAAGTGGCGTCGGTCACAGAATCGGACTGCTGGGTGCAGAAGCCTCTCTGGTCATTGGAGCAATCTGGTGATCGTCCCGAAAGGGGGTAGCAGGAGTTCTTCCCAAGAGAACGAATGTTGCCGTGTGGAGGAAGGGAGAAGTGTACAGCTTACCCTCCGATACACAGAATGCAGGTCAGCAGTATCGCGTGCTGTTCCGTCCTTGGAAACAGGGAAGAACAGGGAGGAACGCCGTGAACAGTCTTACTGGCTGGTGTTCACACTCCTAACCCGCAAGGGGACAGGCTCAAAAGGCTTGGAGGTCACGGTTGGAGGCAAGCCAATGTGTGCTTGTTTGTCTCTTCTGGGCGGGTCATCCCTAAAGGGTGGCCCGCCCTCTTTTTTTGGGCTGAGGTTGGCTGGGGCGACAAGACTCGAACTTGTATCTCCGGGGTAACAACCCGGCAGGTTGCCAGTTGACCCTACACCCCACCAACCAAATACCAAACTTAGTCACCGGAGACCCGCGTTAGGGTTCATGGTGGATGATCCTCGCAATAAGCAGCGGGACCTCCGGCGACCGTTGTTTACTTGTTCGTAGAGACGAACTTGTTCAGCTTCGCAGCCGTCTCGATCACCTCATCGGTGGTGAAGAACGACTTGCGGTCCTTTGCCTTGTCCTCACGCGCCATGTGCGCGTTCTGCTCAAGGATCTCCTTGGCCAGATGGAGAAGGTCGAACCTCATCTCGTAGGGGTTACGCGCTTCATTGGTGACGGTCATGCCGTCGGGGGTTTGAGAAGCCATTGCTTCCTCCTTGTGTGTACCTGCAAGCAGGCGTGTGTGTGTACGCCAGCCACGATGACTGACGAGGGATTATACCCCTGGAAATCAAAGTCTTTTACGAAAGGTAGGTGCGTTACCGCAGGCCCACTCGTAGATACAGTACACAGAGCGGTGCCCACAGGCACCTGAATGGTTGAGAGCAGCGTGAAGAAAGCAAGTTGGTGGATTGAGAACGGAGAAGTCTTCGTCGCTAAAGAGAAGTCCGATTGGCGGCGACACCGCTGGTTGCTCTTTCAACAAGATGCGTGGGGGCACGACCAATGGAGGATGATTACAGCCACCTCAAGGACCAAGTGGTCCTTGTCTATTGCCTCGCTTGGCGACGGTAACCGTGAGTGGAACCGCCGTTGCCGACTCACATGGAGATGACCAAGCTCAATCCTTGCAGTAGCACTTGAAGACGGTCGCTGACCGGACCTTCCCTTCGCCACACGCACGGACACACGCATCCGCAGACTCGTATCCCACGGTCATGTTGATGATGAACACAACCAGGACCACAGCGAGGGCTATCGCTGTCACGATGAGCGTGGCTGCTTTCCAGCCCCCCATTCGACCACTCTTGTGTGAACACATGTTGTATGACACGACCCTGCCTTCTCCCGTTCGACGGTAGGTACTCTACCTACCAACACCCGGTAGCTTGCTTATAGGCATGTAGTCCATGTAGGCCCGTTCAACGGGGAGACCACATGGGAGACCAACATGAACGACCGACAGCTTCGTACAAGCCTCATCAAGATCGCTCACAAGCACCCTGAGAGCCGAGCGCAGATCCTTCAAGTTCTCAAGAAGGCCCACGGGCCTGTGGTCATCAAGAACCCCGATGTCATGCTCTACGCCATCGACAAGGCCAAGAACCAATCGAAGTTCTACGAGATGCAGGTCGTGCAGGCACGACAGGCACCCAGGGCTCAGAAGGACGACAAGAAGAACCCCGATGGCGATTGGTGCGTAGTGCGGCGGTGGGGTCGGCTCACAGACAAAGGCGGTCTCACAGGGACCCCCGCCTCGATGAATAGCTACTTCTACTCACAGCGCGAGGCTGAGGCGTGGATGAAGAAGTTCGCGCAGTCGAAGGAGAGGGGCAGCAGCAAGTACACGGACGTGTCCCGGTCGAGGGAGTATCCGATTGGGCTCGGTGGAGCCGCCTTCTGGGGTGACGGTCAAGCAGCCTGCCAGGTCCAGCCTGAGCTTCGGAACCTACTCCAGCAGATGAGCAAGGCCCAGGAAGACCTCAACGCAGGTCTCAAGATGATTACCCCCATCTCCAGGCAAGACTCCTCGATGGCCAAGAAGCTCCAAGGTCAGATGAACAAGGCCCTCAGTGAGGTCGCATCCATCACAAAGTACCTGGGTGACCAGCTCAGCGCCTGCTAAGTTTCTCCCCCTCCAACGGCCAGAACCCATAGAAACCTCCGGGGAACCCCCTCGTTTTCTACCCAATATATCCCCACAGGTGTGAGAAACACCGGAAGGTTGGGTCATGTATTGGGTTTACGTCGTAGAGAGCAGGGGTCAGAGGTTCCGCACGAGCGGGGTCGGCGGGCCTTTCTACGTCGGCCTGTCAAGGAACCCCACCCTTAGTTTGATGGAGCACAACGGAGAGGTCCCTGGCAACCAGAGCTTCTTCATCGCTCTGCGCCCTTGGGAGCCTCGGGCTCTCTATGGACCCTTTCCCTCTCAGGCCGAGGCCGAGGCCGCCACTGAAGAGATCAAGAAGCTCAAGCGTCAAGCAAGGGCTCACTGGCGGGCTGGCAAGGGCGTGGGTGCTGACCACCCCTGGGTCTTCAATCCTTTGATGAAGCTCGGCGGGGTTTAGGCGGTGGCTCCCAACCATAGGGGTCTTTTACCCACGGGTGCTCCGGTCCAGCGCCTCGACACATAGGGCTGTCCTTCGCTGACCACTTCAGGCGACCCTCCCCACGCTTCTGGCGCTTGAGCTTGTACTCAGCTTTGAGTGCCTCTCCACGGTTGTCGTAGGGTCCGTGCAGAGCACGAGCCTCCCACGGCCTGAGCTTGGAGGTGTACTTGCCTCCGCCCTTCTTGTGGCCGTTGTGCTCGTTGAGCCGCCTCGCCGGGTCCGTGGTCATGCCCACATAGAAGAACCCAGGAAGCGGGTCCCCCTTGTCGTTGAATCGGGGCTTCAGGCTCTGGATCACATAGACCCAATAGTATCGTTTTGAGGCTGCCATCAACTCTCCAGGAACCCCACTCTCACGCCCGTGGGGAGGGCCAAAACTAAACCCAAGAAATCACTCTTTTTGCCTGTTTTGTAAGCTGTTGAAATCATTGAGGTTTTTGGGGCCTAAAATAAGTTCGAGGAAAACTGTCAGAAAACAGCTCCTGGATCCGGTGGCCTGGCGCGGTTCACACGTCAATCCCCGCCCCCTGGGTTCCCATCTGGGTTCCTGGGATTCCACATGAAGACGTGTTTGACTGCGTCCGCCTTTTCGGCTTGGGTTTTCTCTCGCTCGGTCACCTCTGAGCCGAGCCGAGCCATCTTCTGCATCAGCTTGAACAGAACCCACAGAAGCAAGAGGGCTCCGAAGACGGTTCCGGCGATGAACCCTCCCAAGAAGGGGATTAGGAACTGGGCATCCACTGTGTTCTCTCCTCCTCCACCTCATCGGCGTGCGGTGGGTTGAAGTGCTCTCGGCATCGGGCGTCGTACTTTTCACCAGACCCGATGTCTACCAGGTCCTCGCTGTCTGTCAGACGTTGGGTCCGGCAGGCATCCTCGCCGCATACGGTGCATACGGCCTGGAGCTTTGTAACACTCTCGGCGATGGCCAGGAAGTTGGGCATGGGTCCGAAGGGGTTCCCAAGGTAATCCAGGTCGAGTCCTGCGATGATGATCCGCTTGCCGCTGTCGGCAAGCTCTTGGACAACTCCGACAGAGATTTCATCCAGGAACTGAGCCTCGTCGATGGCCACAATGTCCACAGCGTCGAGATCCTTGACTCCCGCGATCTGGAACCCAGAGAGGATGGAGTAAGCCTCCATCTCATTCCCAGCGTGCGTTGCAACTCCCCCGTTGGTTCGCGTGTCTTGGACAGGTTTGCAGAGCAGGTACTCCAGCCCTGCGATGTCCGCTCGCCTTAGCCGCCTCAGGAGTTCCTCGGTCTTCCCCGAGAACATGCACCCGCAGATGACTTCTATGCGCCCCACACAACCTAAAACCTTTGATCTCACTGGACCCTCCGCCCTACGGGGTACTGTTTCCCCATGTCCGCTCGCCAGAAACTCATCACGTCCTACGAAGCCTTGGCCGAGATGACTAAACCCAAGTGTGACTCCTGCACATGTGAACAACGATTAGCACCATACCGATGCTGTCATGGGTGGGCGTGTGAGTTGGCGATTGCTCTCGCTGAGTGGAGGTGGGGCGTCGAGTTGACGCCTACGGGACACCCAGACCTCCCCCTCATGGGGCCTGACGGCTGTACAGCCCCGCCCCACCTTCGCCCAGCGTGTTCAGGTCACCTGTGTGACGAAACAGCTCAGAAGATGGGTCCCGAATACCTGGAACTGAAAGCAGCAATCTCGCATACAGAGGTAGAGGCTTGGGCTGCCCCACCGAGTCCACCGGAAGAACCTTAGGGGTCTACTCGGGTCTGTCACGTTCGAGGCGATCACGGAGACGCTCCTCAGCGTATTTCTCACGCATGTCCCGCAAACCTTCGTTGATCTTGCCGAGACTGAGGTCCAGCTTGTGGGAGACCTCTTTCAACTCATCGACAATCTCACTGTGGATGCGCTCGCGCATCTCCAAGAAGTCCTTCATCTGCTCGACGTGGCGTTCTTCCAACTTGTCGAGTTGGGATTGGTGTCGCTTCTCCGTGGTTCGTTCTCTCCACATAAGAGAGAATGTCCACAGACCGAGCACTCCGTACTCGAACATTTTTGGCAGCATTTCTTCCATGTGACATCACCTCCTTCAGGCAGTAGGTGCTGGTGATAGAGGGCTCACCGGGGCGAAAATATACTGCTGCGGTGCGACGGGGTCAGTCTTTCGTGGCCTTCAAAATGAAGGCCGGGGGGACGTTCTTCCAAACGGGTCCGAGGAGGGTCACCTTGGGGAACCTCTTCTTGAGCGCCCGAACGAATCTCCAGAAGGCAGGTAGGCAAACGCTGTGGACGTACACGATGGAGGAGAACCCCCCTTGGGCCGCCAGCACGTCATCGACCATGTCCAGGATCTCTGCCTGCTCGTCTGCACTGAGCATGGTGAACGGAATGGCCGCGACAACACTGTCTACCTGGTGATGCCCCCGCTCCGCCAGGAACCTGCGGGCGTCACGGGCGTCACCAGTAACGACATCACATCTGGACCCGAAGTGGATCCTGGGTTGATGCTGGTTTCGGATGATCGCTGCGAGTTCCGGGTCTCGCTCAACTGACACGAGCCGAGCCTGTGGAGCGAGTTCCAGGATGGCTTCAGTTACTGGCCCTGTACCCGCACCAACCTCCAGCACGAGCCGAGCGTCTTCCACCCCAGCCGCACGAGCCAGAGCCCAGGAAGCAGCCCGCCCTGTTGGGACCAGAGCCCCTACCGCAGCAGGAGACCGAACACAGGCTCTTAGGAAAGCCCACCATTGACTCTGTTGGCCCATACCACTCCCTAATCTTCAAGGGCGTGAGAGAGGACCTCCTCAAGGGTTTTCACGAAGATGATCTCAAGCTCTGCCTTCACCACGTCAGGCACATCCGGTAGGTCTTTTCGGTTCCTCTCGGGCAGCAGTACCGTCTTGATCCCTGCTCGGTGAGCCGCCATCGTCTTCTCTTTCACGCCACCGATAGGGAGCACCGTCCCCCGCAAACAGGTCTCTCCGGTCATCGCCAGGTCACAGCGGACCTTCTTGTCCAGTAGACAGGACAGGATGGCTGTGACGATGGCTGCTCCGGCGGAAGGCCCATCCTTTGGAACTGCCCCTGATGGGAAGTGAACGTGGATGTCGTTCTCCTTGAAGAACTCTTTGTCGATGTCGAAGTCAGGTGCCAGTGCTCGGACCACAGTGGCGGCGACCTGAACGGACTCCTTCATCACGTCTCCAAGACGGCCTGTGATCTTGACCTTGCCCTCTCCAGGAACCTTGGTGGCTTCGACGAAAAGGACATCTCCTCCTGCCGCCGTCCACGCCAGTCCACACACCACGCCAGGTCGAGGCTCCTGCTCAGCAAGGTCATTGAAGAACTTGATGGGTCCACGGATGTCTTCGATACGGACGGGGTCCATGAGCTGTTTCGAGGAGAAGTTCTCAGTGGCTACATCACGAGCGACACGACGGAAAAGTGCGCCTACCTCTCGTTGCAATCCACGAACACCTGCTTCACGAGTGTAGCTCTCAACCAGGAACCGGAGCCCGTCATCAGGAACCACAACGTGGTCGTGGGTGATGCCGTGTTCTTCAAGCTGCTTTGGAATGATGAACTCACGGGCGATGTGGAGCTTGTCCTCCATCGTGTAGCCTCCGAGTTCGATAATCTCCATGCGGTCTTGTAGGGGTGTGGGGATCGTGTTGGTGGTGTTTGCTGTTGCGATGAACAGCACCTTCGACAGGTCGAAGGCAACGTCGAGGTAGTGGTCCTCGAACTTGTCGTTCTGTTCAGGGTCCAGGACCTCCAGAAGCGCAGACGAAGGGTCCCCGCGATGGTCCATGCCCAGCTTGTCGATCTCATCGAGGACGATGACGGGGTTGTTGGTGCCGCCCTTCTTGATCCCCTTGATGAACCGTCCAGGGAGAGCGCCGATGTAGGTTCGGCGATGGCCCCGAATGTCGGCCTCATCACGCACGCCACCCAAGGCAATGCGAACGAGCTTCCGACCCAAGGCATCTGCAACGCTCTGGGCCAACGAAGTCTTACCTACGCCAGGAGGTCCGACCAGGCAGAGGATAGGCCCCTTCATGTCGTCCTTGAGCTTGCGAACGGCGAGGTACTCCAGGATCCGGTCCTTGACCTTCTCCAGGCCGTAGTGGTCCTCCTCGAACCGCTGGGCCACATTCTCGATGTCGAGGTTGTCTTCGGAAGATGTGTCCCACGGGAGGTCGATGAGCCAGTCGATGTAAGTTCGACTCACGGTCCACTCACTGGACTGAGGGTTCATCTTGTTCAGACGCCGCAGCTCCTTCATGGCCTCCTTCTGGATGTCCTCAGGCATCTTTGCGGACATGACCCTTTCCTTGAGGGTCAAGAAGTCATCGGGGTCTTCGTCTTCGTCTCCGTCGCCCAACTCCTTGCGGATCGCCTTGAGCTGTTCACGCAGGAAGTATTCACGGTGGTTCTTCTCGATCTCGCCCTTGGTCTCCGACTCGATCTTGACCGAGAGTTCCAGAGAGGTCAGTTCCCGTTCGAGGAACGAACTCACCAGTGCGATGCGAGACTCCGCATCAAAGGCTTCGAGTACAGCCTGCTTCTCCAGCGTCTGAAGAGGGAGGTTGGTGGTGATTACATCCGCCAGAACTGCGGGGTTGTTGATGGCCCGAATCAGGAAGTCTGCTTCCTGGGGGACGCCGGGGTTCAGGTGGATGAGCTTGTGGGTGAGCCGTTTGAGGTTCTTGGTCTCTTCAACCAAGACATCTCCAAGATCATCCGGGTCACTAAACACATCGACATTGGCCGTCAGACAAGGCTCCGTAGTGAGCCACTCGGTTGCCATGATCCGAGAGATACCCTGGATGATGACATGGAACTTGTTCTCTGTACGAGCAACGACTTTGATGACCCGGACCAGGGTGCCAACTTGATGGAGGCCCTGCCTCGGATCCGGGCTGTCTGCTCTGGAGTCCTTCTGGGTGAAAATGCCCAGTAGGAAGTTGTTACCCTGCGCTGCTTCAAGGGCCTTGAGTGAACGCGGCCTACCGACGTTGATGGGTGTCGCGAGTGTCGGGAACACAACGGTGTTCCTGATCGCCAGCACTGGGACCTCCATTGAGGAAGGCAGTTCATTCTTCTGGGTGTCGTCGCTCATGCAGCGTCTCTCCTACGTTGGGCAAAACCTCTCCCTACATAGAAGTGGGTGCTATAAACAGAGTACGGAGGGACGAAGAACGGCCCCTCCGTCAGAGGGGCGGTAACTCTTGTCACTTTTCTTTGATGCGTGAATATGAACAAACCCCAGCCCCTGCGAGTCCGCGCTGAGCACTGAGGTTGACTAACCTCACTCGCTATGGAGTTCGGAGGATAGGAAGCCTACCGCTTTCCCCCTGGGATGACCGTGAAGATGCCCTTGACTGAGTGGGATAGAGGCTCAGACTCCGATTCCGTTTCGCCGAAGGTGCCGTTCCATTCGGAGATGTGTCGGCCATGTTCTTGGGGTGCGCGACCTTGGAATACATCAGCCTGGTTGTCATCAGCCTGGTTTTGACGCTCATTTTCAGCGAGCTTCTGACTCTGGAGAATCAGATGGTTCCCAGCGAGCTTGCAGCCTGTGCCTACGGCCCACCAGATGAAAGCCCATTTGATGATAAACCAAAGGACTGAGCCGATGATGGCGAGAGCGCCGAGTATGATCCAAAATGTTTCCATGTGTCTCCTACCCTTTATACGGGTGAGCCATCAGGAGCGCACCCCCACCAAGGCGGCCTCCGCTGTCAGTAGGGTTCCAGCCACAGAAATGGCGGCGGATGTTGCACTTATAGCCATCCGAGTGGGGTCTATCAGGGTCGGGGAGTCCATGAGGTTTCGGGTCTCTTGCGCGACAGGGTCCCAGCCTTCAAAATCCCACAGGTCTACCGCTTCAGTGTGTAGCTCGGCAACTGCGCCGTGAACGTCCCCTTTCTCTGCCAGAACCTTGAAGGGGGCCTTGAGAGCCTCTGCTACGATCTCCCACCCCTTTCTGCCGTTAGCATCCATAGCCACGATCTGGCCCGCTACCAGCAAACCATTTCCGGCCCCTGGGACCACACCGTCTTCTATGGCCCCCCTAACAGCCCCCAGGGCGTCTTCGATCCTCCCCCGACGTTCCTTCATAGCGCCCTCCGTGACCCCACCAACCCGTAGGATTACAAGCCCTCCATCCAAAGCGGCTCTGTTCTCTGAGTATCGGTCGCGGTCGTAATCGGAGGTCGAGCCCTCCAACAAGGCTGTCAGCTCTTGGACTCGTTCAGTGATGCCTTCTCCGGCTTCGTCAAAGGACTCAAGCACCGTCTTCTTGGAGGTAACAACAGCCTTCTTTACGGAGCCAAACCACTCTGCGTTGAAGGACCCCTGGAAGGTCATCCCAGCGGCTTCATCTACGATGGTGGCCCCGGAGATGGCGGCGATGTCCTTCATGTACTCCAGTTTCCAGTTGTGCATACCAGGGACGTTCACGGCGCAGCTTTGGACCACACCCTTCTTGTGATTCATCACCATTGTGACCTTGGCCTGTCCCTCGACATAGGGGCTGAACAACAACAGGTGATTGTTGGGCCATTGTGAGGCTTCTTCGAGGATAGCCTGAACGTCCTCGACCCGTTCGAGGCCCTTGTTGATGATAGCGACGAGAGGCGAGTCGATTACCCGTTCGAGGCCATCCGAAGCGAAGCTGTCCGAGACGAACCCGCTCTGAATCTCCAGGCCCTCCTTCGTTTCAATCTCGATCCCTGTTGAAACCCCGTCTTCCACGGATACGGTGCCGTTGGACCCCGCAGCCATACAGCCTTTAGCAAGGGCTGCTGCAACCTCTTCATCCCCATTGGAAGCAATGAAGGCCACCCGTCTTACCATGTCCTCAGAAGTCACTGGGCGGGATAGCTCCCTTAGAATCGCAAGGGCGCAGTCCCTCGCTTCGTCCATCTCCCGCTTCAACTCGACTGGGCAGAAGCCAGCGGCGACCATCTTGTTTCCAAGCTGGAGGGCTCGAAAGGCCATGATTGCCGTGGTCGTCGTACCATCCCCGGCCTCCTCTTCGACTTTCAGACAAGCCTCACGAACCATGTGTGCTCCGAGGGAGGCCAGCGTCCCTGCCCCTGGTTGCACCTCGCGGGCCACCGTAACACCATCGGAGGTCGCAGCGATATTCCCGAAGGCTTTCTCCAAGAGGACGAGCCCACCCTGGGGACCGAAGGTCGCACCGATGGCCCTTGCCGCAAGCTCAGCACCCGCAGCCATCCCTTGTCGGGCGGCAGCCCCGAACACTATGTGGACAGGATTCTTCTTTTCCATTGCCTGGTGCTCCTTGCTGTGACCCACTTACAGTACCCATCGGGTAGAGTAAACGGTCGCAAATGAGGAGTGGTCCGTGGGGAAGAACAAAAAGAACCAAGTTCAACGTCGTCAGCGTAAGGCTCAGAAGCGTAAGGCTCAGCAAAAGAAGGACAGGGGCCTTCGTATTCAGGCCGCTCAAAACAAAGGGTCGGCATTGAAGGTCGGCCAGGCGGAGCTGGACCGATGGAAGCAGGATCCCAAAGGCTTTGGGTTCTGGGCGACTCACGGAATCAACTACATCTCCTCCGACTACGAACAAGGGCACTGGGACCCTGTCTTCCCAGGACTCTATGAGGGGGACTTACCAGAGGCCAACTTGGTTGAGTCCTATATCTCTGAGCACATCAACCCAGACCACAAACAGTTCACTCGTATCGGACGCACCTTGTTAGGTTGGTGGTTCTCTGGGGAAGCTGGAATGTACGCCCTCGCAAAAGAGGCCATCAGGAGAGCGAAGGTGGCGGGAGAGGACCCTCTTGGTCCTGCCCAAGGGTCAGTCTGGGAGATGTTCTCCGAACTCCACCAAGGAGTTACTGACAAGATGGGAGACCAACACCTCTTGGAAGAGGAGCGAGCCGATGTACCTGGATAAGCAGACCGCCAAGGAACAAGCGGAAGCGGTTCTGTGGTGGTGCAGCAAGATGGCGACAGGTTGGAACGCGACCTTCGGAAAGCTGTTCGGTTGGAGGTGGGAAGAAGCTCCAGCAGAACCTTCAGAGAACCAGGCCCCCTCCGACGGCAAGTAGCTTCTCTACCCCCATTATCGCCTCAATACCCCTCTCTTAGTAGTGGGGCACTGTCAGCCCTTATAGGAGATTCGTATGATCGACCAGTTGGAGCATCTGAAGCGATTGCGTAGGGAACAACAACTGGACCATCGTCCGCGACTCTACCTTCGTCTCCCGGAGCCTGCCTTGCAGGAACCTGAGGACGAAGGTCGAGGTGAAGTCATTATCGGCAATGACGACACTGAGGACGAAGGGATCATCATCATTAGCCTCTAAGGTTCAGGCAGCGGCTCCTCTGTGCAGGGAGGGTTCCGTGAAGGATGACGATAATAAAGGGATACAGGTAGCCAGTGATCTGTCTGAGGTCTTCCGTGAGAAGGTCCGACGGATTGCAATGGAGCGCGGACTCTCACATGGGAGCGCGGACTACCTTACGAAGGTCTTGGTGCAGAAGAGCCGCAACGTGGCTCTTCCCTCGACCCTCTTCGACCTCTACAAGAAGGCAGTCGAAAGTGAGGGGTCCACAGCAGCCCTCCATTACCGGAGGTTGGGCGACCAGGCTCTCTTCGTCCTTGGGGTGTTCCCTGAGTATCTGACCCGCAAAGCCGTTGGACCAAGCTACTACCAGGCAATGGGTCGCTCGGCTTACAGCTCAGCGGCTGGGATCCTGAAGCAGCGCATCTACATGGAGCTGTCCGAAGACTTCGGTGCCGCCACCTGGACCTTGAAGGATGTCTTCGAGGAGTTCCACCTGGAGAACGAAACCGACATCCTGAAGCTCCACGAGCAATGGCTGTCTACTGGGTCGCTCCGTGTCCTTCGAAAGCTCGAAGAGTTGGGTCTCATCATCGACCTGGGACGAGTCAGATGATCCCCGTCAATAAGGCCATCCAAACCTACAAGCGTCAGCAGAGCTTGGTGCATCCCAGGCCAAGAGAGTACGCAGGACAAGCTCAGGTCGTGGAGGTCGTTGAGGCTCCCAGGTTCGAGGTCGTCAGCAGCGAAGGCCCCCAAGGTCTAATCCGCGAGACCTACGTCCTCGAACGAGAGAAGGAGTTCCACTACTACTACGGGCAGGGGCAAGAAGAGAAACCTGCACCCAAGATCAACTCACGCGCCGACCAGGATGCCCAACTCCTCTTGTCGATCATCTGTGGGTTCGTTGGGATGGCTGGTTTCTGGGTCCTCATGCAA